CTTTACGGTAAATGCGGCATGTACAGCTTTCTGTATCTTGTTCAAAATCCATCCCGTCAAATTGTGGGTTAGCATTAATAATACGAGCCCATCCATCAACACCTACAACCGGAGTAATGCCACCGTTGCTTGGGAATGCATAGATTTCAGAAGTCCACGGATTTAATTTATATTGATTAGCAACAATCAGTAATGCAGCCATTTGTTCATCAGTTACAGCACCTTTAAAGGCTGTTTTTTTCAACGTTTCAATCAAGCCTTGTCCGTCTGCTAAATCAAGCGATTTAGCTAAATTATTTGCTAATGCAATTAATTGTGTACTCATTTTAAAGCTCCATAAATTAAAGCCCATTTAATCAATGGGCTTTAGGACTGGTTAAAATTTCTGATAATTTATTCTGTGATTAGCTAGCTATTAGCAGGGCAGGAATGTCAACAATCATCACCTAAAATCATTCAAGCTCTGCATCACTTTTCATGCGTTCGCTATCACTCATACGCGCATATGTATCCGCTAACCGTTTTAATTCCATATCTGCCTGGTATTCTTTCTGCTACATCTGTCTGGCCGTATAACTGCGCTGCATCTCTAATTGCTCCTTATCAGACAAAGCAAGGGACACTGAAAGAGAAGCAGACATTAAAAAAACTGCAATAAATGCAGTTATAGAATTTTTAATCATGTACAACTCCCTCGTTATTGCTGTTACATGGGTTAAATTATTGATTAGGGATATCCTTAAATCGGAAGTATTTCATTTTTGGTCTGCTTATTTTTTCATTGATAATGACTTCGCCTTTTTTGTTTCTTGCTCTGTCTAATTTAGCAGTGTATAAATATCTAACTTCCGGGTACGATTTTGCTAAGTCAATAAACTCTAAGCACTGTTTTTCAGATGAATAATCTGGAGATATCTGATACGCTCCTGTATCTTTCTTAAACGCCCGCATTGCTGTTTCATCTGATATTTTGTATTTGCAACATCTATACTTTCTGGTTCTTTCTTTTTGTAATGATTTTCCATATACAGCAAACATATATCACCTCTATAGCTAATAAAAAACCAGCTATTAGCTGGCTTGTGTTGCTTACTTTATTACTTATTCATATGCTGCGATAACTAAATCAATCGTCATCACTATCTGTATAAATTGTTAGCTTTTGTTCTACTGCTTTTGCTTTTGCAAATATGCTATCTATAGATTTAGCTAGCTCTTCTCTTTCAAAACTACTTTCTGAAGCATTTCTTTTCTCAATTAAAGGGGAAACCTTGTCCTTATAATCGCCTAAAGTTTCCATTACCTTAAAACAATTCGTCAGGATCAGCATTTAAACAGCCTACTCTATATAAAGTCCTATAATAATATTCAACAGTTAGATTATCTGGTCTTATATTTGGGATTACAGTGACTTTTTTAGATTTTAATTCATATACAAATTTTTTTTTACCAGCATAACCTCCAGAATTCATTTCACCGCAAACATATATCTTTTTATTATAGGTATTTACAACCTTTTTAACTTTATAAAACTTGGCTGAATCAGGGGTCATCAATGAATCTCTAACCGCCTCTTTTGCGTCCGCGATAGGTTTAAAATGCTTGAAGTAAGCTACCGTACCGGCAATCAGCGCAATTGCAGCGACTACAGCAGCCAAAATCAGATACAGTTTTTTATTGCTCTGCTTTGTCTTTGCTGGTGCTAATGGCTCTGCTTCTTCTGCTTTTTCCGGTTCGGGTTCTGGTTCCGGTTTTGGTTCAGGCGGAGGGGCTAAAAGTTCCGGATATTCAGCAAATAGCTGCGCATTGTATTTTTTGCGCGCCTCAATATCTAAAAGATTTAGTTTGCATAGTTTTAAATTCTCTAAAGTAATTGTTTGTTGCTGAGCTGCTTGCTTCATTGCCTTGGCAATGTCTGATTGTGATGCTGTCGGCTTTATATTTAAAAGTGCATATAAATTTTTAAAGTCCATTATTTTCTCCCTTGATTTATATATCAAAATGTTAGCACAGCACACAATAAAGGTTAAATAATGTTATACATGTCTACTAATCCACACAAGCACACTTTGTTTAAATGTGCTTGGATTGATTAGCTTGGTTGCAAAATTAAAGCCAGCGTTTTGGCCGGCTTTTGATTTAATTAGCATGCGTTAAAATATAATCAGTTACTATTTTTTCTGCTTCTAATGAAAGATGGCTTAATAGCTGTCTTACTGTCATATCTTTATGGCAGCCCAATACAAGCGCCTTAACTATTTCATTTATAAGCTTGTCCGCTTCATCAGAATATTCTGTGCCATACAATTCACCAAAAGCTTCCGCTGCAATATCTATCAGTTCATCGTCTTCAAGCTTTTCCAGTATTTCTTGTTTCTTTTCTTCGGCTGCGTCACTTGCTCTTTGCGAATCTTCTTCATACTGCATCATTTCCCGGTATCCGGATGGATCAGGGTTGTAAACGTAAACTTGTAACATTTTCTTACTCCTTTGATTTTTATAAGCTCAAAAACTAAAACTCACTCAATTTACTAATTGAATGCGTTGCGATTTTGGGGCTTGGTTTAGTGGGCAGGTGGTTAAGCACTCACTGCCATTGTGCGAGTGCTAGAATTGAATTCCCCAAAACAATCTAGCACGGAGAATATTTATGAATGAAGAATTCTCAGAGGTAAGAAAAGATTTGTTATCTACATTAGCTAAATATCGTTTAGACGCTTTGCCATTAGATGAATACAAAAGGCTTAGAGAAAAGTACGGTTATGATAACTTAATCAGTGCTGTTACATATTTCATTGGAGAGGGAATGATTCCATCAAATGCTCGTGATAGCGATTGTAGTGGACCATTTCTAATTCCACCAAATCTTCGACTTACTTCTAAGGGTTTTAATTATGCTACAAATGATCCTATAGGCAATGAAATCAACTCAATTACAGTTAAATTACACTCCAATACTCTCCAACAGCTTGAATCCATTATTAATACTTCAAATCTTACAGAAGAAAATAAGAAAACACTTTTAATGAAATTAAAAGAAAATGGTGGGGAGTATTTTATAACTAAGTGTATAGATTTCGGATTTTCAAATGTCACAATTGCAAGTCAAATGTTTCTTGAATATCTAAAAAACATGTAATTGAAACTTTACCTAATAAGCCAGCCTTAATAAGCTGGCTTTATTTTATCCTGTAATTGTAATCTCTACGGGTTCCCAACGTTCACTATCATGACAAGATGTCCAAGTAGAGGAAATTTCACCTGGTTTTACTAGAATAGTCAAACAACGATCAACAACTACTCCATGTCTTTCAGAAAAAAACAAAACAATATATCCATTTTCACGGTGTTTGCGGGCTACAGGATATGTAGTTCCATCGTTTGAGAGTCTGACAAATTCCAACATAACTAACTCCTTTCAAATATATCTAAGTGATAGCGGCGTTTAAATTGAATGCTACAAGTTTAAAAACTAAAGCGCACTTACCATTGATAAATGCGCTGCGATTTTTAAACTCATTAAAAGATCAATAAACAATACATTTTGCTATCAACTTATGAAGCGTGGCGACCTAGCCTGTATTTCCTTTTGCTTCCTTTCCCCAGTTCTTTTTCATACTGAGGTCATCGGTGTCTGTGTTTGTTTGATAGGTTTAGTATATTTTAAATTGACATTTAAATCAATTTAAAATTGATATTATGGTCGATTTAATATTTATGTATTTGATTTAAATGAATATTTATTTGATAAATCGTTGAATTTAATTATTGGATTTAGTTTTGTCTCTTTAATACTAAATGTCACAACTAAAGTTGTGGCTTCAATTTAGGTATTGTTGTTGTTAAATTTTATGTGAAGCTGTTTCAAGAAATTTTGAGAACATCAAAAAATATACTCAAGTATTTCTATAAAAAAATTAGAATGCTGTTTATTTAGAATTCTTGATCTTCTGCAACGATCTGATACACATATTGTTTAAACATTCATCTAATTTCTAATTAGCTATTCATATTAATAATATTAGTGTTTCGCTATATATAAATTAAGCGTATCGCACATTTATTTTTGTTAGCAAATTGCTAATAATTATTTATGAAAGGTTAATTATGAAAACCATTGAAGAAACGTACAGAGAGAGATTATTAATGCTTTCCAAGGAGTACGGTGGTCAAACAGGATTAAGTAAGCGCATTGATAAATCTCCTGCGCAAATTAGCCAGTGGATTAATGGTTCTGCAGACTCAAAAACTGGTAAAGCACGTTCAATGAAATCGGACACAGCCCGTGAAATTGAAATTGCTTTGAAACTTCCTCGAGGGTGGTTTGACCAACCAGTTGAATCTGCTCATACAACACCTCAAAAAGGTTATATCCAATTAACTTTACTCGATGTTAAAGCGGAAGCTGGAAATGGTTTTGATAACAATGATTATCCTAAATCAGTAAAGCTAATTGAGGTTTCAGAAAAATGGGCTAAGAATAAACTTGGCCATAATCTCGAATCAATTTCAGTTATTACTGCTTCGGGAGATTCAATGCAGCCAACATTTAATAGTGGTGATTGGCTATTTGTAGATCAAGCAATAAATTTCTATGAAGATGATGGGGTTTACGTCTATATGTCTACAGAAGGTTTAAAGGTAAAAAGGTTACAAAAGCTTGTAAATGGGGAGTTACTTATTATCAGCGATAACCCAAAGTACGCTAGTGAAACGCTGAAGAGTCATGAAATAGACTCAATAAAAATATGCGGAAAAGTTGTTACTAGACTAAAAATTAAAAACATCTAGATATTAAGAATAAAGTGCAGTTGCACCTGTTATTCCAAAATATAAGATTACAGGCAACACCGCATTACCGCATTTGTTCATGACTTGTAGAGTACTGCCAAATATAAGCGACTGTAAATCATTATCCAAAAGGCATTAATGCTTTAAACTACGAATCAGCTGCACAGTTCTCCAAAAGGCTGGTTAATTATTCATGAAAAGCTTTTTAATGTATTACCTATTGATTTTAAATATATTTAATTATTAACATTTTACATATATATGGAGATAAAATGTCGTATTTTTTTGATACAGTAGTAAATATTGAAGGTAATAAGAAACTGAGAACACCACAAATTGAAGCCTATATAAAAATAAAGGAATTTTTTAGTGATGAAAAAAATAAAGAGGCATTAGTTGTTTTACCTACAGGTACCGGTAAAAGTGGATTAATTTCAATTGCCCCTTTTGGAGTGGCTCGTGAAAGGGTTTTAATAATTACCCCAGGTCTAGTTACAAAAAATAGTATAAAAAAGACACAAGACCCCTTAGATAATAATTTCTGGATTAACTATGATGTTATTTTTAAGGGAGAAGATATCCCAATTGTTAATGAATATTCTGCTGAATTGTCAGACGAGCATTTATACAGTAGTCATATTATTATTACTAATATACAAAAAATTGTTTCTACCCATAACAATAGAAGTTTAATAAATAGAGTACCAAATAATTTTTTTGACTTAATTATCATAGATGAAGCTCATCATGCTCCAGCCCAAAGCTGGCAAACAATCATTACTCAATTCCCCAATGCCAAAATCTTACATGTTACAGGGACACCGTATAGAGGTGATGGTAAAGAAATTCCGGGCAAAAAAATTCATGAGACACTGCTATCCGAAGCTATGCGTTATAAATATGTTAAATGGCTTCGAAAAGAAACTATTACTGCCAAGGAATTATATTTCAAAATACCTGAACAACCAGATAAAAAATTAACGAAAGAAGAAGTACTCAAATTCGATGATAAAGAATGGATTGAAAAAAGTATCGCTTTATCCAAAGAATGCTCGTTAGATGTTATAGAGCATAGTATTAAACAACTTAAAGAAATTAAAAGATTATCTCCCCAAATTCCCCATAAAATTTTAGCAGTTGGTTGTAGCATAGCACATGCTAAAGATCTACTTAATTGGTATAAGGAGAAAGGTATAAATTCTGTTATTGTACATAGTAAAATGGAACAACAAGAACTTGCTAAAGCTTTTATGGAAATTGAAGAGCATAAATGTGATGCTGTTATTTCTGTTAATATGTTAATGGAAGGTTATGACCATAAATATCTCTCAATTCTAGCAATATTTAGGCCATATCGAAGTCTTAACGCGTTTGCCCAAGTCGTTGGAAGAATTTTGCGAGTTATTCCAGAATCCGAAAATTTCGAAATTGATAATAATGGCATAGTAATTTTTCATGAAGAAATTGGTCTTAATAAAATGTGGGATTTTTATCATAAAGAGGTTGAAATAGCTCGACGCCCATGCAATAGAGAATATAATTTTACTGAAAGAGATTATATTGAAAGAGATGCTATACTAGCTTTTGTAGAAAGCAATAATGTTTATCCAACCGAGTCAGAATCATACCTTGATGATATTGATTTTAACAAGCTTTTTGAAGAAAAGAGAGCAGAAATTCTCAATCAAGCGGAGCAGGCAATAAAAGAATTAAAACAAACTCATCCAAATTATTCTGAACAAACATTAGAAATTATTAGAAAACAAATTATTAAAGAAAAAACGGAAAAGGAATCAAAAGAAAACATTGATCCTTTGCTATTATCAAAACGACCAGATCAAGCAAGGAAAATATTGAGAGAGAGTTTAAAAAATCGTACTCAAGATATGGTTGCCGAAATACTCTTTAGTAAAAATTTAGAAGAAAAGGGTTCTGAGTTATATTCACAATTTAAACATATTATCCGCAATATACAGACAACTGATACTAATGATGCTATATTAGTTAAATTTATTAATTCAAAATTGTACAGAAAATATGGAGCAGTTAAAGATCGTGATAATCAAACTCTTTTAAAATCAATCGATGATCTAATGGAATTAGGTAAAGAAATTGAAAGGATGATTAAATGAACAACTATACTCATATAATAAAAAAAATTAATAAAATAATCGCTTTTTGTATGGTTAAAGGAGTTCAACCTGAAGAATTAATTACAGCAATATTTGAAAAAGAATACACAAAGATTGAAACTTACAAAGAAGATAATTTGATTTTTTTGGTTTTAACTTTTTCAGATACTTATGAAAACGATACATCTAATATTACAATGAAATATGCCTATAATAGAAAAAAAGAATTAATGTCTATTTCCCAGAAAATAAATTCATCAAATTATAAAGAACAATGGAATCGTAAAAAAATACTTGAGGCAATGATTAATGAATTAATTATTCATCTACCCAAAGATAACCGAGTAATCGAGCAATTAAAAACGTTGATTCCAGATGATTACAAGCCTGTTTTCTCCTCTTATCTGAAAATTGCTTGCTAATTACCACTCTATTTTCTTTTTAAAAAATAACCACCTTAATTATGGTTATTTTTATCTTTGCCCAATGTTATATCGCATATGAAGTTATATTCAAACTTCGTAATTAGTTTAAAAAACCGCTTTCAATAGCGGTTTATTTATTAGTGATCGTTGTATAACTTTGTCCTACGAGGTAGAAGAGTATCAAATTTCACGCATATTGAATGGCAATACTCTGCTAATTCATGAACAAAAAGCAATTAACTATATAATTGCTGAAGTAGTCTAAGTTAGATCCGTTTTATTATCTCTTAACTTCATTAGTTAAAGTGGATTCTCTTATAAACCCGTTTTTGGTATAACAAGGGCAACAACTCTTTATTCTTAATATCTAGATGTTTTTAATTCTAAGTGTAGCAACAACTTTCCCACAGATATTAAGCGAATTTATTTCTTCATCTTTGAAAATATCTATAGGATAATTTTTATTGTCGCTTATAACTCTTAGCTCCCCATTAATTGATAATTCTAGCCGTTTTACTTTTAATCCCGAAAACGAAGATACAACATAAATTCCTTCAGAAGTATAGTAATTTACTTTTTCATCTACAAACAACAAATCTCCATCTTCGAAAGTTGGTGACATTGAATCTCCAATTACCGTAATTATGGAAATGGAATTTAAGTTATTACCAATATTTTTTCTTGCCCAATTTTCAGATACTGATATCAAATTAATTGATTCAGGATATTCACTATTGATTACACCTGTACCAGCAGCTGCTTTCACATCTAGAAGTTTCAGCTGAATAAACCCCTCTTTAACTTTTGTTTCTTTATCAGATAATTGTTTAGGTTCAATGTACGGTAATGGATAGGCACATAAATCAGAAATCTTAATCATTATCTCAAACGAAGGTGCATTTTTGTTTTTTTCCCATGCTGAAACAGTTCCTTTACCGCCAACATCCAAGGCAAATGCTAATTTTTCTTGACTCAAGTTCGCTTTTAATCGTGCTTCTTTAACCCAACTACCAATGTTATATCGCATAAAAAACCATCCCAAAATTTTGTAAAAGAGTATATCTAAAATAGATTTTTGTCGTACATTTAAGATTGACTTAAATGTGAATTTAAAATAGACTTATTGTATTTGTAACAGGATTCGTTCTATGAATAAACATATACAAATGGCTGTTAAGAAACTCGGAAGTCAAGCTGAGCTTGCTCGAAGATTGAATGTTTCCAAAGGTACAGTGAATAGCTGGGTTAAAGGGTTAAATAATGTACCGCCCAGAAAAGCAGAAGCAATAGAAAAAATAACAGGCATTTCAGCTGTTTTGTTAGTTTTCCCTAACCGCCAAATAAATGATGAGTTTAAATGATGATCAAAAATTGCAATTCTCAAACAGATCAGATTCTGAATTACTTGCAAGCAGGTAATGTTTTGACCCCCTTAGAAGCCATGCGCAAATTTAATTGCCTGAGACTAGGTGCGCGTATCTACGATTTACGACAGAAAGGCTATGTCATTAATTCATTAATCATAAAAGATGACATATCAGGGAAACGATACGCCCGTTATTCACTGGTTAGTTTAAATTAAGGTGAAATATGAGTATTAAATTAATGTCCAAGGCATGGGAACTGGATTTATCGCAAGGTGAAAAGCTGGTTTTATTAGCCTTGTGCGACCATGCGAATGATGATGGCGTTTGCTATCCAAGTCAGGCATTTCTGGCAAGCAAATGCAGCATGAGTTACCGCTCTGTAATTAATCAAATTAAGCGGCTTGAAAGCTGCGGTATTTTAACGTCTGAACGCAGGCAAAAAGCCGGTAGCAGACAAAGTAACTCATACACAATCAATTTGAATAATTATAAAAGCCAATGTGAAAATTCTGCACATGCAGAATCTGCACATGCAAATTTTGCACCTACCAATGTGCAAAATACGACAGAGTTATGTGCAAATTCTGCACATTCCTTTAAAGAAGAACCATCAATTAACCATCAATTAACCATCAATTAGAACCATCAGATATTGGTGACGGGGTTACACCCGCGTCACAGGCAGGGTTGCCACAAAAGAAAACAGCGCAGAAAAAATCACAGGCTAAGCCAGATAACGTCGCTTGCTGGGAAGCTTACGTGGAAGCCTATAAAAATCGTTATGGATGCGAACCTCTTCCAAATGCCAAAACATGGGGACAGGTTGCAATATTCGTTCGATATGTCGGGAAAGATATTGCACTGGCATTGGCTAAATATTTTCTATCCCACAATGATAGTTGGTTTGTGAAGCGCAGACATGATTTTGGCTGCTTGCTTAACTCCTATCAGCAGGTGTTGACAGACATGCAGCGCGGGGAACAGATGACGCAAACAAAGGCACGCCAAGCTGATCAGACACAAAGCAATTATGAATCTGCTAACGGTGCAATGGCAATCCTGAAAGCAAAAGGGTTAGCGTGATGAATACAAATAAAGAAATCAATCCGGCTGAAAAAATCATACAAGCGATAACGGTTACCGCTGAATTAACCGGTACGCAGCTATCAGCTAATGCAGCGGCAGTTATGGCTGAAGACTTGCTGGCTTACCCACTGGATAAAGTTTTAATTGCATTCGAGCGTTGCCGTCGTGAGCTGAAAGGGCGATTAACACTAGCAGCAATACTGGAACGCGTAGATGATGGCTGGCAATCCGCAGAAGAAGCATTTAACACTTTGGTTGCAGGCTGGGAGAACGAACACCTGTCTATCCTAACAACTCACACAGCTATGCATGCAGCAGAAAGCGCATCAGCACTATTCAACGCAGGAGACAAATACCGTGCAGGGCTTGCGTTCAAAACCGCATATGAGCGCATCGTTAGTGAGAAGAAGGCAAAAAGTATACAGCCAGACTGGTACGTTAGCGCAGGGCTTGATAAAGAACAGTTAGCGCAACTAGTCACAGAAGCTGCGGCAACTGGAAAAATTACAAACGATTATGCCTTGGCTTTACTGCCGGCAGGCGAAGAGCGTATGAATATTGAAGCCGGAAATCTTCTAACCGATAAACAAAAAGAAGAGGGCAAAGCCCGGTTGGGAAATCTGCTTAATTTGATAGCGCAAAAATGCGCGCTGAATTAACAGGGGATCATATCGTGGGTAATTTAAAAATAGCTTTCTTGGCGTGGGTATTTATATGGGTGGACACGCTAAAGGCAATATTTAAGCCTATCTGGGATGGAATCATAAACTTTAAAGGATTTATAGAAGACAACGGTGTATTTGCTCCTGTTATCTTGATATTTATCCTGTTTTTCCCGTTTTTGGCAATTCCAATTATTTGGTGCGGAATGAAGAAAAATAAAAATAAAAATAAAAATAAAAATAAAAAGGCTATGAAAGCATTCATTCTGGCTGTTGAGAAGCGTAGAGGTAAAAAATGAAAATTAAATATATCAAAGAGGCCGCGCATGTGTGGTTGCTTTCTATGACTGAGGGTAACAAGAGATGAATGCAGATCTATTTGGAACGTCTGAAAAAATCGAGCACTTCATATCTATCGGAGATTATCAGGGTGCTCAATGGATAGCATTAGTGCAGGCTGCATATTTAAAAGGCATAAAGGCGGCATTTAATGAATTTAAAGGTATCGTTACCAATGATACAGATATTGAAGAATTTAAAAAAAGGATCGCCGAACTCACTGATTTTCTCGCCGAAGTCGATATTAAATTTGCCGTTACTCAGAAGTATTTAAATGAAATTGAGGCGGTGCTTGAGGGAGAGAATCCAAGGCAGGTGGTTATATGAGTACCTGTATAGCATGCCGTCACTGGATACTGAGAGAAAAAAATAATAAAGGCGAATATGTCCCACACGAAATGGCAGCGCGCGGATTTGGCTATTGTGCTCATGATGAAAAATGGCACTACTTCCCCGGTCGCAGAGAATGTGCAAACAATAAATTTGAGCCTATAGCCGAAGATCTGAGAATAAAGCGCGAAGAGTGGGAAGCCCGAAATAATAAGCGGAGTAAGTATGTCAGGAGGCAGCATGGATAAGCAGCCGGATGATTATGTTGAATCCCCTTATGAACAATATCACGCATGCAGAGCCTTATGGGGAATGGTCATTATTCAGGCATTGCAGGACGCTACTGAAGCTATAGGCGATTCCAGAGATCTGGATAGGGCGGTTGAGCAGGAAATGGGTTATTTCAGGAGTAGAGGTTTTCAAGAAGTCTGCGCTCTAGCAGAAATCTATATAAGCCCAGATAACATTGAAGCAAAACTGCGCGGCTTAAGAAACTGGAAAAATAAATACTGGAGAAAAGATGTCAAAAAATTTTTACGCACTTGGAAGATTAAAAACCGGACAAAAAAACAAAACAGAACAGGCATATGAGCTGGAAGTATTAAAGCCGGCCATGCAGGACGGATCAATAAGCTGGTACCGGTTTGAAGGCGTAAAACTCAGGCTGGCAGATAACACCTTTTACACACCGGATTATTGTGTGATGCGCAGTGATGGCACGATGGAAATGCACGAAGTAAAAGGCTTCTGGCAGGATGATGCAAGGGTAAAAATCAAAGTAGCCGCTGATATGTACCCGCTTAAATTTATTGCGGTAAAACGCCAAGCCAAGAAGAACGGCGGTGGCTGGAGCATTGAGGAATTTTAATCATGGAATTTGTAGCAGTTAAGGCAGTTGATAACAGCTTGCGACCAGTTTCAGTAATTGATGCCGATAGGCTCAAAGGAATTAAAGTAGGGCAAGCGGTAAAGATACAAGTAACAAGTAACAAGACAAAAAGACCGCAGCCTGCCCCATCACCGTTTATTCTTTGGCGGCTTACTGCCTTTTGCTTTTGATTACTGGCAACCGGCAGGCGGAGTTATCAGCCCTAAAGAACGGGATGTGGTGATATGGATAGCTAAGAGACTGGATAAGTTCGCCGGTAATAAAGGCGTTATTGTTACAGCCGCAGAGGAAGCACTTAACTTACTGGCTAAAAAGCGCGCCGAAAAACTACCCGTTATAGACAAAGACATTGATTCATTTCGTCGCTGGCTAACTATTGAAGCCGGATATTTTAATTATCGCGTAACACCGGCTGGCGTAGTGAGAGAACCTAAATCAATCAGTTTTGCCAGTATGGATCAGAACGAGTTTAACGCCTTCTATCAAGCCTGCTTCACCGTTTGTTGGAACATGATTTTATGTAACCGCTTCTCCAGTGAAGATGAGGCGCAGCAGGCTATTGATCAGCTTTTATCTTTAGGGAATTAATCATGAGCAAAATCACCCGATCAGCACGAGGGCAGCAATGTCAGGTACGCATGCCCGGTATTTGTAATGGTAATCCTGAAACAGTGGTTTTCGCTCATTACAGGCTGGCAGGCAGTTGCGGTACCGGAATTAAACCCAGTGATCTATTAGGCGCATACGCATGCAGTGCCTGCCATGATGAGGCGGATAGAAGAACAACAATACTGGATGTAGAAACCGCGCACCTGTACCACGCAGAGGGCGTACTAAGGACGCAACTGCTATTGAATGCAAATAATCTGATACAAATAAACTGAGGTAGAAAAATGGAATTTGAAAGAGTTGAATTTACACACACCGGCTGGTTTTTGTTTTGCCCTATATACATCAATCCAAATTTTGAAAATTCGGAAATACACCATAGATATTACCTTTCATGGCTGCTGGATATTGCTATCGTAATATTTAACAGCCTGATCGTACCTCTGTATGCATTAAAGGCTCAGTATTCAAAGCAGCCTGTATGGGTTAATCCTATATGCGGAATAAAAGAATTAAAAAAGCCAGTAACGTTTTTCGTAGAGAAAGATGCAGATGCAAGTTAAGCCGGCCATGGAGAAAACATGTATACATCAATAGATCACATGCTGTGTGAAGTGTTTTTCATAAAAAATACGCTAATCATGGGTAAAAGTAATTCAGCACGCATTGAGGAATGGATTAAATCCAGAGGCGTAGTCGACAGAAGTAAATCAGGGCTAAGCCAGCATGATATGCATGCAAACAGCTCCATGCTATTAACCCGTGTAGAACGTATTTTAAATGATATTGAATGGACGCTGATTAATGCAGAATACGGCTATAACCTGTCTGGCATAATTGATTTAACAAACTATGTAATAGCCAGAGATTCATATATCCAGCCGTTAGAGTGCGATACCTTGCTGGAATACCTTTTTACCAAGAATAAAACCTATATACAGCTACAGGATAAATTCGACTGGGGAGCGCAGAGGCTGAACAGGAAGTTATCCCATGTTAAAACCATCATTAACAAGCTGCATTGTGACTGTATAGATAAGCTGGAAGTCGGAATGAGTGATATTTTAGTTAAATTAGGTAAAAATTTGGAATATTCAAGCTTTTAGCATTGAAAAAGCGGGAGTGAAAATTTATAATTATGCTATGTTTAGGATAAGACGTTAGATAAAGATATATAAACCTTATTCGCGCGATTCAATATACATATTAACCAGCCAAAAAGGCTGGTTTTTGTTATGTTCAGCAGTCCAGTTGTTCAGGATTAATCCCTAGTGCAGTAGCCAGCTTATTTCTTGTGGTTTTGCGTGGGTTGTTTGATGTTTCTAGCTGGGAGTATGCTGCCTGAGATATCCTTAACTTTCTGGCGCATTCTTCCTGAGTAAGCTGTAAGTATTCACGCCATGCACGGGCTGGTGTAGAGCCATTATCAAAAATAAGGCTTACTACCTCACTGGGAATAGCATTTTGAAGATTTATGCCGGATATCATTTAGCTATGCCGGCGTTTTGATTGGCACTATTAATTCTCTCAAGTGCGGCTTTGGCAAGAAAGTTAGAACGGGTATCGTGGGTTTGTGATACGTAGGTATCAACCTTGTTCAAAAGGTATTTAGGCCAGCTAACATTAAATCGTTCTGGTTTAAGGGTTAGGTGATCAATATTCACCTCGATACCAAACCATTGTGCACCTGCATACTCAGGGGTATCAATGAGAGTGGCAAGGTCGGGCTGATTTGTTTCAGGTTCTATGCCTTCTTCAAGTAAACCCTCGATATGAAATAAGATGGCTTGTTTAGATTCTTCAATAGCCTTTTCTAAAGTATCACCATATGAAAAGCAGCCGGGTAAAGAGGGCACTGTTACACCGTAACCGGTGTTTTCATCTTTGTGTATAGCAATGTAGAGAAACATATGCACCTTTCTGAGTTAATAGCAATCGGTGTTATTTAAGACCGGCTTGTTTAAATTGATTATGGCTTTCTTTAATGGTTTGACATAGAGAAGTAATAAGATTTTGCTATTTTAGGCAAATAAATACGGGTAAATGGTCAAAGTTATTGAAACTAAATGAAATTTTAAATTGAATGCTTATAATAACCTTAATGATTGATTTTAGGGTAGAATGCAATATTAAAGTTATATGACAATACTTTCCACTAAAAAAAACATTGATCTTATGAAAACAAATGTCAAAAGAATGTTGTCTCATTTTTATAAGAATGTGACGGTCAATGATGTCTTAAAAGAAGCAGTGATGAACAGTATTCAGGCTAATGCGACTGATATCCGTATTAACTTAGAATATGAATACAATCAAAGTATTGATAATGAGAGTTCTAATCTGGGTAATCTTTATAAAATCATCGTGAGTGATAACGGTGAAGGGTTAAACAGTAAAAATCTTAATGCATTTTTTGAAGTAGGTACTGAAAATAAAATAAATCTAGGAGGGAAAGGTCTTGGTCGTTTCTCATTTCTGAAAATAGCACGTTCTGTCAATATTGAAAGTGTATCAGATGCAGGTAAATACATTAAGTTTGAATTTTCCTATGATTCCAATCTTGAAAGTGTAAGCACTCAAGAAGCAATTGAACCAGATCCTTATACCACAATTACTTTTTGCGAGCTGAATTTAAAGCACCCAAAAACACAGGCTCAGGCATGTCTGACTTTTTTAAAAAAGACATTTAATCTTGTACTGTTTTTAAAACAGAAAGAGACAAGTAAGCCTATTAATATCAGATTGTTAGTTAATGGCGAATTATTGGGCAAAATTAACAGTTCCGATATTCACTGTATCCAACAAAGCGAACTTGAAAGTAATAACTGTAAATTCAATATTTATACTTTCTTGGAAGATAAGAAATCAGAGCTTGATATTTTATACTGTGCTAATAATCTAGCTGTTAAAACAATGACATACTCGAGTAATCTTGACAAAAAATATCTTTTTGCTGTAACTTCTGATTATTTCGACCGGAAAGCTAACCCTGAAAGAACGAAATTTGACTTTGACTCAAATGAAGAATTAGCACAGCAGGATATTCTGAATTCAACACCTGATAAAAATTTTGATGATTTAATCAAAAGAGCCTGTTTTAATATTGTTCGAGCAAATGAACCAGAATTGGTGCAAAAAAATATAGCTCAATTAGAAAAATTGAAAGAACAATTTGGTTACATAAATTTTGATAAGGTCGATATCAATGATGTTTCTTTCAATGAAACAGAGATTATTAAAAGCTACCGTGAGAGAAGGGATCGCGAAGAAGATAATCTAATCAGACTGCTTAATAATGACACCGCTAGTCTTGATGAAATAGCAGAAAAGGTATCTGAACAGAATAAGCACGAACTGGCTAAATATATCTTTCATAGAAATTTAATTGTTCAAAAAGGACTTAAATTACAGGGTTCAGATGAAAACGAAAAAATTCTGCATGAGTTATTCTTCCCTCAGAAAATATCTACTGAATCTTATGATGTTGCAAACCCAGAACACTTATATTTCAACAATATTTGGTTGTTAGATGATAAATTTATGTCTTATGCTTATGTTGCATCTGATCTAACAATAAAAACAATTAAATCTGATATAGGAAGCGAAGATTGTGAATGTATATCGCAAAAAAGACCCGATTTATTTGTTTTGTATAATAACCCTGAGGATAGCGATTTACGTAAAGATGTTGTCTTGATTGAGTTCAAAAAAGGAAATATCGATTATAAAGAAAAACTTTCTGCGATCGATCAGGTTGATGAATATAAAGAGAAACTCAAAGAAATTGTTAAAATAAATAATTTCTATTGCTATATTATTTGTGATTTTAAGGCTGATGACAGAGATGTTGAAAGAGTTATGACTAATAGAGCGTTTACAAAAGTCTTTAGTAATAATGAATGTATGTATTATGGCTACTTACAAGGATCGAATACTCATGTCACATTTATTTCATCAAATAGTATATTTGCTGATGCAAAAGCACGAAATGAGACTTTTTTAAATATATTAAAAAGAGATAGTAATTAATAGAGTTACTGATAAATCGCAAATAAAGGACGCATAAAAATACCTGTTCCCGTCCACGCATAATAAAGCCCAGAGACTCTGGGCTTTTTTGTTTGGTTAAGTAGTAAATTACTTATATTACATATGATATTTATTTATAGCGGGTTGGCTAATAGCTAATCCGCTTTTTTGTTGGTGTATGCATATTAACCGGCAAAAAGAGACAAGCCTACTTGCACACGTAGGCTTTTTTATTGGAGATTGCCATGGTGGATACCAACAACTCCGCCATGAGCGGATTAACAGAAAAACAGCAGCGTTTTGTTGAAGAGTATCTAATAGATTTCAATGCCACACAGGCCGCAATCAGGGCAGGATACAGTGCCAGAACGGCAAGTGCAGTAGGGCATGAAAACCTCAGAAAACCTGACATTGTAAAGGCACTGAACGAGGCAAAACAAAAACGCTGTATGCGTACGCAGATTAATGCTGATTATGTTCTGCAACGTCTGGTTGAGATTGACCAGATGGATGTAGCGGACATTCTTAATGCTGATGGCTCGGTATTGCCGGTTAAGGAATGGCCGGAAGTATGGAGAAAGACATTAAGCGGCTTTGATGTACTTACCATGATGGATAAAGAAGATGGTCAGAGTATTCTCAAAAAGATTAAATGGCCGGACAAGGTGAAGAATCTTGAATTACTGGGCAAGCATGTAACTGTACAGGCGTTTAATGAAAAGACTTCTGTATCAGGTGAGTTAAAAATAGAAACACGCCCGATCAGTGCGATATTTGAGCAGGCAGATGATCAGTAAACACTTTGCCAGATTTGCCAGACCAGCACGTTACAAGGTTGCTTATGGTGGTCGTGGATCGGGCAAGTCGTGGATGTTCGCAGAGTTGGCAATTGAAATAGCCAGACGTACAAAGACAACTATCCCGTGTGTACGTGAATTACAGCTATCAATTGCTGATTCAGTACACAAGCTACTCTCAAATACTATTTCCCGCCTTGGTTATGATGATGAATTTGAAGTACAGAAATTAACCATTATCCATAGAGGGACAGGCACAAACTTTATCTTTTTCGGGATTAAGAATGATCCGGGCAAGATTAAATCACTTGAGGGTGCCGGCGTATGCTGGATAGAAGAAGCGGAAAGTATCACTCAGGAGATGTGGGATACGCTGATCCCTACAATCCGTACGCCGGGCAGTGAGATATGGGTTTCTTACAATCCGAAAAATATGCTGGACGATACACACCAGCGATTTGTAATCCGTCCTCCGAATAACGCAATTGTTATTAAAGCCAACTATTACGATAACCCAAACTTCCCAGAAGTGCTGCGGATAGAAATGGAAGCATGCAAGGAACGGGATTACGAGCTGTACCGGCATATCTGGCTAGGTGAGCCGGTGGCAGACAGTGAGCTGGCTATTATTAAACCGGCATGGATTGAGGCGGCAGTAAATGCGCATACCCGTCTGGATTTAACCGCAGCAGGCAAACGTATTGTAGGGTTTGATGTGGCAGACGAGGGCGAGGACGCTAACGCAACTGTCGGCCGGCATGGCTCGATTGTGTTCTGTATGGATGAATGGCGCGGACAGGATGTCATCTATTCCGCTGATATAGTCTATCAGGACGCAATGGAGGCTAATATTGATAAGGTTATATTCGACAGTATTGGTGTGGGTGCCGGCGTCAAGGCTCAGTTTGCGCGTAAAAAAGGCCGCATTCAGACCGTAGGATTTAATGCCGGTGGCAAGGTTTATAAGCCTGAATCGCCGTATATGCCGGCTAAAAAGAACAAAGATATGTTTGCCAATATCAAAGCACAGGCATGGTGGCATGTGCGCGACCGGTTTTACAAGACGTGGCGTGCAGTTGAGAAAGGCGATAACTACCCTGCGGATGAGCTGATCAGTCTGGATGGAAGTATCAGGGATATTGAATATCTTAAGGCTGAATTAAGCCGGCCGCAGGTAGCGTATGACGATAACGGGCGGGTGCGGGTAGAAAGTAAAAAGGATATGAAAAAATGCGGCATTCCATCACCTAACCGTGCTGATGCCTTAATCATGGCTTTTGCTCCGGTATCCGTTGGTTTAAATATCAATCCTAACAGTCTGAATAATTTATGATGAAATTCTGGAAACGCAACAAACTGAGAGAGCGTGAGCTGGCTGCGCAGGAAGAGGCTAACCGGCTTAAAAAGCTTGAGTAGGAAGCCAAGCATAAGCAAAGTACGGCTAATGAGCGGGCAATTGTCTTTATGCAAGAAATGCAATCAGCGAATACTCCACCACAAGGCTACCAAATGCCTGATATTCCTGCCGGTGTGGTACCGAAAGGCAGAAAGCCGGCTATTGCTCAGGACAGTCTCACCTCTTCTTATGCTTTTGATATTAACGCGCCTCACTTTTATCCATGCTTTATCGGGTATCAGGCACTAGCCAGCATGTCACAGTCTACGGATTACCGCTGCGTTTATGAAGCCACAGCGCAGGAAATGACCCGTACATGGGGCGAAGTCAAAGTTGCCAATGACAGTAATGATAAAGACTACCGCGACAAAATCAAAAGCATTGAAGCGCGTATGGAAGCACTGAATATTCGTGAGCTGATGCGCCGCCATATTGAAAATGAAATGATTTTCGGGCGTTCGCAAATATTCATTAATATCAAAGGGCATGAAAACCAAAAAGACATACCGCTGCTGATTGATAAGGCGGTACTGGGTAAAGGCTGCCTTAAAGGGCTTAAACTGATTGAGCCGATCTGGACAACGCCAAGCTTTTACAACGCCAGTGATGCAACTGCTGCGGATTTCTTTAAGCCGTCAAAATGGTTTGTTATGGGCGAAGAGGTACATGCAGACCGTTTGCTAACACTGGTTATGCGTCCGGTGACGGATATGCTCAAGCCTGCCTATAACTTCAGTGGTATATCCATGTTGCAGCTTATGCAACCGTATGTGGAAAGGTGGCAGCGTACAGTCGACAGCGTGTCTGAGCTGATTCATTCGTTTTCACTCACCGGCATTAAAACCGACATGAGTAATATTCTGGCCGGCGGTGATGATGGTGTTACTCAGTTACTGCTGCGCTCCAAACTGTTTTCGCAATTACGCGGCAATCAGAATCTGATGCTGTTGGATAACGATAATGAAGAGTTTTTCCAATTCAACACACCGCTATCCACGCTGGACAACCTGCTGCAAAAATCATAGGAACAAATGGCCGCACCAAGCCGTACGCCACTGGTTAAATTGCTGGGGATTACGCCAAGCGGATTAAACGCCAGTAGTGATGGTGAGATTCAGGTTTATCACGAGTACATTTCCGGTATGCAGGAAGCGCATTTACTGCCACAGCTTACTGCCATTATCAAACTGATTCAGCTTGACCTGTTCGGGGAAATAGACCCGCAGATTGTCTTTGTATTTAAACCGCTGGAGCAGTTGAATAAAGAACAGGAAGCCAACACCGATAAAGTTAAGGCGGAAAGAGACAATGTACTGATTAGCGCCGGTGTGCTTTCTCAGGAAGAAGTACGCGCGCGTCTGGCTAAAGACGAAAGCGGCGATTACTCAGGTATTGATGTGGAAGACGTACCGGAACAGCCGCAGTGGGATTTTAATCATGGCAATAATCAGGAAGAAGCCGACAACACTGCCGGCACTATGGCCTAATGCCGGTATAGAAAACAGCTACCGCAAAGCACTTATTAAACTGCTTAATCAGATTTCCGATGAAGTGGACCAGGTACTGGTGACAGAATTTCGGAAACGTGCCGCTCAGGAAAAAGCTCAGATGGCTATGGACGGAATAGTCGACTGGGTTGCCCACATAGTTGATTTTCTGGCGTCTAAATGGTCAGACAATCTGGACAGGCTGGCGCCGGAAATTGCTGAGGCATTCGTCAGTAAAACCGTAACTAACTACGAAAGCCTGTTAAAAACACACATGCGTAAAGCCGGTTTTACTGTCCGGTTTCAGATAACACCATATCAGCGTGAAGCATTACAGGCGACAATTGAAACTAATGTCGGGGAGATTAAATCCATTGCTTCACAGTATCTGGAGCGGGTACAGAAGCAGGTATGGCAGTGTGTTACCAGCGGTTATGACCTTTCAGGACTGGCGACAGAACTTGAAAAAAATTACGACATCAGTAAACGCCGTGCTGAACTTATCGCAAGAGATCAGGGAGCAAAGGCGCATGCGGTCATTGAATGCGCCAAGCGGCAGGAGCTGGGTATCACCAAGGCAATCTGGTTGCATTCACACCGCAGCAAAAAGCCACGGCAATCACATTTACAGGCAAACGGTAAAGTATTTGAGGTGAGCAAAGGAATGTATCTGGACGGTGAATGGGTACAGCCGGGCATGCTGATTAATTGCCGCTGCGGCAGTAAAAGCATTATAGACGGGATAGGACAATGACCGAAAAAACTCTGGCCATGGATAAATCCATGCGTTCTTATGACGGTAACGGACATTTGCTGGTTGAGCGAACAATTATCAGTAAGGCTGCCGTTAATCCGTATTTCGGGCGGGAAATACCGGATTACGAAAGACTGCAACTGCAACCGGACAAAATCTATTACCTGCTACGTGACAAGGGAGAGCTTGAAAAAGCTCTCCTTTCTTTTAACGGGGTGCAATTGCTGCTCAGGCATACGCCGGTCAGCGCAGAAGAGCCGCATAACGATATTACGGTAGGAACAGTAATTAACCCGCAGCTAGAGGGTAACGATGTTTATGCCAGCTTGCGTATTTTTGACAAAGAAGCCATTGCACTGATTGAAAACGAAAAGCTGAACGAACTGTCTGCCGGATATGCCTACACCGCAGATATGACTTCGGGCGAATTTGAGGGACAGAAATATGACGGAATTATGAGGAATATCCACGGCAATCATGTGGCTATGGTTGAACGCGGACGGATAGGAAGAGATGCAGTTATTGCAGATGGTTTACCAATCGGACTTATGGAGAATTCAATGAAGCTGAAACAAGGTGCAGTTGAGGCTGTAGCAGAAGTGCTAAAGCCTATTATGGGCATGGATGGCGATATTACGCCGGATGTTGTCGAGGGAGTGATTAAAACGGTTGCAGACAATATGCTGATACCCGCTGCCAGTGACACAGAAGAGCCGGCAAAAGAAGCGGAAGACGAAGATGAAACAGAAAAAACCGCCGAAGATGAGGAATCTGATAGCAAGGAAGAAAAGGCAGAAGACGAAGAGCCGGACGATACAGAAAAATCCAAGCCGGCTATGGATGCCGATTCAATCCGTGCCGCAGCGGTAAAGGATGTTACTGCGCTGCTTGAAGCACGCGAACAGGTTAAGCATCTGGTTGGTGTGGTGGCTATGGACAGTGCCGAAGCGGTTTATGAATATGCTTTACAGCAAAAGGGCGTAAATACCAAAGGCGTGCACCCTAGTGCATATAAGGCAATGGTTGAAATGCTGATTACAACGGCACCTAAACCCGCTGTGGCTATGGATAGCATGTTGGCACCTGCGGATAAGCTTACAGAACGTTTTAAATAAAGGATTAAAAATGGGATTTCAAACACATTTAAATAATGATCTGCCGGTTGGTGTTGAGGGTGATTTTGCCTCTACCAATCCCTATTACTCTGTACTTGCAGGTGAAGGGCAAATCAAAGCTGGTGATAAAGGCGTAATTGTTGGCAGCTTTGCATGGTTCGATCCTGAAACAGGATTGGCAACTAATACCAAAGTTGCCAATGGGTTAATCGGGTTTGTGCGCCGAGACAATACCGCACTCCTTAATGAATATCTGGCTGAATCCAGTTTAACCATTCCAAAAGGTTTTATCGTAACACTTTATGATGGCGGCGATTTTTGGGCGCGTTTCGCTGGTGGCGCAAATATCGGACAGAAAGTTTTTGCCAGTACGGCTAATGGCAGTGTTGTTGCCGCCGATACCGCTCCTGCCGGTTACGAAGAAACAGGCTTTATTGTGGCCAGCAAAGCAGAAGCCGGTGCATTAGCCAAGATTTCAAAACATTAAAAGGATTTAAAATGGAATTAAATTTTAATACTTTAAATCAACGCGCAGGGGTTGTATTTGCAACGGGTAAAGCTCCCGTAGAGCTAACGGAGAAAAGTCGAATGGCACTGGCTATGGATAGTGCCAGCACCCTGCAAACTTCGCCAAATGCCGGCATTCCTGCTTTGTTTACAACTTATGTTGATCCAAAGGTTATTGAGGTATTGGTAACGCCAATGAAAACGGCAACCGCATTCTCTGAATGTAAAAAGGGTGACTTTACCTCGACAACAGTGACATTTCAGGTACTGGAAAGCACTGGTGAGACTTCGTCCTATGGTGATTTCAATAACAACGGGCTAAGTGATGCGAATGTTAACTATCCGTCTCGTCAGCCCTATCACTACCAGACATTTATTCGTATTGGTGAACGGGAATTAGCAATAGCAGGTGCTGCCGGACTGGATTGGGCAAGCCGTAAGCAGATTGCGGCTGCTCTAACTTTAAATAAATTCCAGAACAAGAGCTATCTCCGCGGAATTGAAGGCTTGCAGAATTACGGCTTGATAAATGATCCGCGACTATTGCCGTCAATAGTTGATTCATCATGGGAGAGCATGGACGGACAAGAGGTTTATGATTCAATCCAGCGGCTTTTCGCTCAACTCATAAAACAAACGGACGGTTTGGTTGATCTTGAAACACCAATGACTATGCTGTTGTCTCCAAATGCATCTGTACAATTAACGAAAACCAATACCTACAATGTAAACGTGACCGATCAGGTTAATAAAAATTTCCCGAATCTGAAAATAGTCACAATACCGGAATATAAAACCGAAGCTGGCGAATTAGTTCAGTTAATTGTAGACGAGTACGAAGGGCAGCCAACAGTAGAACTGGGATTTACCGAAAAAATGCGCGTACACCCGCTGATTCAGATGTCATCTGGCTATGAGCAGAAGCGGTCACAGGGAACACTGGGGGCTATTATTTACCGGCCGCTGTTTATTGCAAGCATGCTGGCTTCTTAATTTTTATATAAAGACGACCACCCTCAGGGGTGGTTTTTATTTTAGGAGTTCATATGTCGAATGACACAGTTATTATCGGGTGCAAGATAACTAATGGCTTGCTTTTACAGGTTGATGATAAAACCGTAAAGATTAACGGGTTTAATACATCTAATGTTATTGGCGGGCATGGTATTACCGAAAATGTGCCGGCGGATTTCTGGCAGGCATGGCTGGCCAAAAATAAGGATCGCGATATTACTAAGAACGGACTGATTTTTGCGCACAGCAACACCAAAGACACTACGGCAGAAGCTAAAGAGAAACGCAAAACTAAATCCAGCACAGAGCCTATTTCGCCACCCAAAAACAACGAGCTGGAATAAGGTGCAAATATGAGCGGTATTGTTCAGTTTAACCTCTTAAAGTTCCGGAAACTGTACCCGAAAATTAGCGCAACTGATGATCAGCTTAGTATGTTTTTTGTTGAAGCCTGCATGCAGTGCAATAACACCGATAAAAGCATTATTAAAAATCTTGATGAGCGTGAATTGCTGCTGTTTCTGCTGGTAGCGCATATTGCTACCTTACAGCAGCGTATCGACAGCGGTAACGAGGCAGTCGGTCGTGTTGCCAGTGCTTCTGAGGGCAGTGTGTCTGTATCACTGGATAACGGCCAGACTACCCAGTCGGAAAAGTGGTACCAGCAGACACCATACGGGGCGCGCTACTGGGCATTGATCAAACAATACCGCTCATTCTTTTATGTGCTCGGCAAGTTTCCCATGCCGGTTAGGCGTTAGTATGAAAAAAACCGGTGATTTATCGGATGCACTGAAAAAATATGCAGCCGGCAAAAACAAAAAGGTGCGGGCAGGTATTTTTGAGAGTGCAACCTATGCACAAGCCGATGGCGAGCCCTTGCCCGTTGCGCAGGTGGCGTTCTGGAATGAATACGGCGCACAGATTCAGATTCCGGAACACCAGATAACCGTTTACCGGCTGGTTAGTGAAAAAACCGGGGATTTCCGGCTTAACGGCCGCTTTGTTAAACAGTCTAAAGCCAATTTAGCCACTACTCATACCGTACCGGCGCACACAATCAACATTCCGGCGCGCTCATTCTTTCGTAAAACAGTACGGACACATAAGGGCGAATGGATTAAGGCTTTACCGGGGCTGGTTAGCCAGCATGGCGCGGCTAAAGGACTGGAACTGGTCGGTGAGGCTATGAAAGGCAATCTGGTTGAATCAATCATGACATGGACAGACCCGCCTAACTCAAAAGCGACTATCGCCAGAAAAGGCAAAGACGCGCCATTGCGTGACACCATGCAGATGTCTAGATCGATCGGTGTAGAGGTATCAGATAATGATGAATCTTAGAGGAATGGCTAACAGCATTATTGCCGGGGTTAATCCTAATCAGGAGTCAGTCTTAAAAATCAATTCCGGCTCAGCAGTAGATGAATCCGGTACCGTTGCGCCATGCTTTGAGGAAAAGCCTATAACTATTCAGTTGCAAAGCATTTCCTCTGCCGACCTTGAGCACCTTAATCTGATTAACCAGCAAGGGCAGTTTATCTATGCCTATCTAACCGGTCAGATAGCTGCAATCCGCCGCTCACAGGGTAAAGGTGCGGAACGGGTAATTTTTACCGCATACGGCGAAAATGAAACATCAGAATGGATGGTTAAACAGGTGCTGGAATCCTTTCCGGCTTGGTGCAAGGTGCTGCTATGGCGACAGTAACGCATAAACAGATTTACACAGAAGTCCGCGCATATCTGCTCGGGCTTTTTTTATGCCCGCCTGAATCAGTCATACAGGGTTACCAGAATGATGCACCTTTACCTGATCAGGCGATTGTTATGTCAATTCTGTTTGAGCAGGCACTGGATGTCTCCGCGCATTATTACGAGCCGGCAGACAATCAGACCTTTGTACAGCAGTCAGTTGAGATAACCATGCAGATTGATTTTTATGGTGCTGATTCAGGCGATAAAGCGCGCAAGTTGTGCAATCTCTGGAAAAGCCACTATTCCACAGCACGGCTTATATCCTGTCAGCCGCTTTACTGCAAAGACCCTGTACAGATGACGTTTATCAATGAGCAGTCACGCTATGAGCAACGCTGGATGGTCGAGCTGATTTTGCAATACAACCCTGAATTTTCGCATGAACAGACTTATCTGGACATGCCGGTTATAACTTTGAAAAACCTATAGGAAATATTATGTTACCTTCAATTCCTGCAAGTAATATTGTTACCGTCAATCCGGCGGTAATCGGTACAGGCGGTGATGCGCTAGACTTAAATACCGTCGTACTGTCAGACAGCAGTGTGTATCCGATAAATCAGTATGCCAGTGCCGCCGATGTGGGTGCTGTATACGGTTATAACAGTAAAGAGTATCAGTTTGCTCAGTGTTATTTTGATGGTTATGTCGGTTCAACTATCAAGCCCGCAACCCTGTTTATCGCCCGATACAATCAGACAGATATTAATGCTCGGCTGATTGGTGCCAGTGTTAAATCATTGCAGTTAAATGAACTGCAAACTATCAAAGGGGAAATAACCCTAACCATAGACGGTACGGTAACCACTGCAACAATCGATTTAAGCAAAGCCAAAAGCTTTAGCGATGCTGCGGTAAAAATCAAAGAGGCTTTAACTAACGATGTTGTCTTTGATACGCAGTTGCAGGCATTTATTATCAGTTCGCCATCTGCCGGTGCGAGTTCGGCTATTTCCTTTGCCAGCGGAACAGCAGCAGAAGCCCTCTGCCTGACTGAAAATACTGGGGCAATTGCTGATAATGCCACTATGGCAGACAGTCCGGATTCTGTAATGGAGCGTGTATCAGGCTATACCCTGAATTATGCTGTTATTACTACCATTGGCGATGCATTTACTCAGGATATTTTGAAAGCACTGGCTAAGTGGAACAGCAAACAAAATAGCCGTTACTGGTTTGTTTATTATGCGCAGGAGCCAACCGCCCTGATTGCCAATAACACCAACTGCTTTGCCTCATGGCTGAAAGAAAATGCCATATCCGGAACAACAGCGATTTACGGCACACTCGAACAGGCAGGGCTGGCCTGCGGTTATGCAGCCTCCATTAATTTTAGGGAATTAAACGGTCGCTCGACTATGGAATTCAAGCGGCAAAGTGGTATCGCCGCCTCTGTCACTGCCCTTAAAGATGCCACTGCGCTGGAAAGCAACGGCTACGCCTATTATGGCGCATGGGCAACAGCGAATGAACGGTTTATCTTTTTCAGAAATACCAGAGTAAGCGGTGATTTTGCCTGGGTAGATACTTACCTGAATCAGGTGTATTTCAACGCTCAGCTGCAACTGGCGTTTATGAATATGCTTATCAGCTATAAAGCTATCCCGTATAACGCGGAGGGTATAGCTATTCACCGCGCTGCTGCACAAGACCCGATTAATGAAATGCTGAATTTTGGTGGCATTCAGCGCGGGGTAAACCTTTCCGAATCACAGAAATCCCAGATTAATTATGAGGCCGGTTTTGATGCAGCGCGACAGATTGAAACAGCCGGTTACTGCCTGCTGATAAATAAAGCTTCAGCACAGGTACGCGGTCAGCGCGAATCATTACCGTTAAAGCTCTGGTATGCAGACGGCGGCAGTGTTCATACTGTGAATCTGGCTTCTATCGCTGTGCAATAACACTGAAATCAAATAAGGGAACAACCCTAAAACCACCCTGAAAACCCGTACAAAATGTACGGGTTTTTATTTATTCATTTTAGGAAGACAACAATGCAAATTGAATTACCTGAAAATTCAGTATTTGTACATGGCGAAGAATTGAAAACAAATAGCCTTAAAGTGGCTGGTGCATTTGGGAAGAAACACTTCCATGTAATGCGTGATATTAAGAATATTACAGCACAAATACCTGATTCTTTTATCCAATCCAATTTTGGATTGGTTGAATATATTGATGGTAAAGGCCAGCTTCGCCCAATGTATGAGATGACCAAAGACGGCTTTATGTTGCTGGTGATGGGTTACAGCACTGAACAGGCTATGCAGATTAAAGTGGCATATATCAAAGAATTTAATTGCATGCAGTCCATGCTCAATAATCTAAATACATCAATAATGACTAAATTGCTGGCTGCGCTAGAAGCAGAAAAACAGTCATTTGCCACAGCGAGCCTAGCCGGCAAAATTCTACGCAAACGACAAACTGAAAAGCCAATTAACCAGGCAAAAATAATGTCTTATATACAGCAGTTACAGCCCTTATTAAACAATTTTGAAGTTTTAGGAGATTAAATCATGCCAATGGGACATAACCCGCTAACGATTACATCAGCCAATTCCGTACTTATGTTGCGCTGCACAGGTGTATACGACAACTATATTACGATGCAAGGCTTTCAGGCAGATAACGCATGGGGCTTTGGTGATGCCAATATCGCAGAAACCCGCATGGGTGTGGATGGTAAACAGTCAATGGGCTATACGCCGCACGAAGTGGAATGGACGCTGCATTTAGAAGCAAACAGCCCGTCAATCGAGCACATGGAGAATATTCGCAAAGACTTTAATGCCAATATGGAAACACGCCCGATTGATATTGTGGTTGAAATCCCGTCTGTAAAAAAACGCTACAGTGCTACTGGTGCACTGGTTAAATTAACCGGCGGGGCTTCCGGTCAGAAATTACTGGCAGGCAGCCAGTACACATTCAGATTAGTTCTGAATGGCGCAGAGGAGACTAACTGATGGCACGTAAAACAAGAACAATCAACATAGATACTGGTCGCGATAAAGGTAAAACCTTTCTGATCACCGAAATGCCGATTATGCAGGCGGATAAATGGGCACAACGCGCTCTGTTTGCCCTTGCCGGAAGCGGCATTGATACAGCGGGTATCAATCCGAACGGCGGCATGCTGGAAATGGCAAAACTGGCCATTAGTGTTATCAGCAGGATAGACCCGCAGATAGGCGGTGAATTACTGGATGAACTGCTTACCTGCGTGCAGATAGTGCCATCTGGCGGACTGGCGCGCAGTCTGAACGTAGAAAGTGATATTGAGGATTTAAAAACACTGTTTGAATTACGCAAAGAGGCTTTACTGGTGCATATCGATTTTTTAACGAACGGCAATCCCCTAGATATGAACTAACGGCGGGATTGCCTTTCCGTGAAGGCGTACTTGCACAAACAGTGAATGTCTCTTCTTTAGCCAGTCAGGTTATTACAGCCGGACTGGCTTCTTACGTTGAGCTTGATAGTGTGCTGGGGCTTGAGGATGTGCTGAATATTCTTGAGGTTTATCAGGTTTCTGAACATAACAAAATGTTGGTGAATAAGTATGACAACGAATATAGTTGAACAAATGCTTGTCGAGCTAATGCTTGATACATCTAAATTTGCTGCGCAGGCAGATAAAGCGGAAAAGAAAAATCAGGCACTAGAAAAGTCTCTGGATAAAACCGAAAAAGCCTCAAAGCAGGCTGGAAAGGCTAACGAGGAACTAGCGAAGAAATATCATTCCTCTATCGAACAGACAGCAAAATTCGGTCAGGCCATTGCAAAAGTAACTAAGGAGCTAACCGGATTTTTTGCTGTAATCATCGGCTCAACAGGGCTGTTTAAACTGGCTAATGATGCTGCGCATGCCAATATGGAAGTGTCAAAACTTTCCGGTCAGCTAGGTATGGCTACCGCGAGTATTACAGACTGGCAGAATGCGGCAGGCGCTTTCGGTGGCAGTGCGCAGGGTATGACAGCCTCTTTAACCAGCATTAAGCAGGCTATGAATGGGCTGGTTATGTTTGGTGACGCCAGCATGCTGCCTTATTTCAACGCCTTGGGCGTCAGTGTTGTTGATAATGCCGGTAAGGTTCGCAAACTGGATGATGTAATGCTTGATCTGGCTGATTCATTCCAGAAAATGCCAAAGGAACAGGCTTATACAATCGGCAAAAAAATGGGCTTTGATGACGGCACAATCAACGCCTTAATTTCTGGTCGTAAAGAGTTACAGGAAATTCTGGATATTCAGAAAAGAATGTATCACTCAGACGAGAAAGCCATTGCCCGCAGTCGCGAATTAACCAAACAGCAAGCGATATTGAGCGCACACTGGCAAAGCATGAAGCAATTGGTGGGTGATGCATTAACGCCGATACTGCTTACTCTGATTAAGGTAGTAAACAGCTTCTTTGATTTTCTGCAACGGCATGAAAAAGTTATTAAGGCAGTATTCCAGACCGCAGCCATCGTAATCGGTATGCTGCTGATTCCTACCTTGCTTAGTGCCGGACGTGCACTGTTGGCGTTTATTGCTCCGTTTACGCCGTTAATCCGCCTTATGGGTGCCCTTGGAATCGCGATTAATCCGGTTATTGCTGCGGTAACTGCTCTGGCGGGTGCTTTTGTACTCCTGTACGACGATTACGACACTTGGGCTAAGGGCGGTAAATCCCTGTTTGACTGGGGTGCATTCAGTGCCGGTATTAAGGACAGCAAAATGTCTGTTGATACTTTAAGCGCTGCATTTGGTAATCTGGTTGATGCCGTAAAAAATAACACCATTCCTACCCTGAAAGGTTATGCTGAAATTCTAGGTAAACTGGTGCGCGGCGATTTTACCGGTGCGGCTAAGCAAGCCAAACAGATGATTGACAATTATTCTGATATTGCAACAGGCATAATTGCTGATGCAATGGGTGAAAAGAAAGAAGATGTAGCAGGCTTCATCGGTGAAAGTATGTACCGGCTGTTTCATGGCGGTAAGGATTACTTTGAACAGAACGGGATTCAGAAGCCTGTAGAGACTAATGTTTCTAAAACAGCAAAACGTGATGTACAAATTACAGGGAAATGGTCGCCGACTAAGGAGGCTTTTGTGAAAAAATATTATGGTGCAGCCGCAGAAGTTTCTCGGGGTTTAAAAGGGGCAATCTCCCCTGAAGGGATTTTAGCTCAATGGGCTCAAGAAACAGGATGGGGGCAACATATAACTCCAGGAACAGGATATAACTTAGGTAATCATAAAGCTGATAAATACTGGAAAGGCGAAAGAACTAAAAACAGAATTTTAGATAAAAGAACGGGAAGCAGGGATTACTACAGAGTGTATTCAGAGAATGATTTAGCCCGTGAGCATATTAAATTCTTATCAACTAAGAGATATGCAAAGGTACGTTCTGCAAAAAATGATTTTGAGGCGTTTTCTGCGATGCAGCAAGCTGGATATGCGGAAGATAAAAACTATGCTAATCATATTATGGCTAGAGCCAAAGAAATAAAAAATCACACTCGAATAATTGGTATATCAAATGGAGCTGCAAAAGCTCAGCAAATGATATCAAGCAATTTGCAGAATGCTGGTAAATCAGTGGTGAATAACGACAACAGAAAACATGTTAATGTTAATATACAAAATATAAACGTTAAAACTTCATCAAATACTGTTAGTGGAAATACTGTAGCAGCGATGAAAGAAACACATAACTATATGTTTAATCAGCTTGGGGTGTCGATGACATGAGAAAAATATTTCTAGCATTTTTATTTTTAATTATTACTACGCATAGCTATGGAGAAGAATTTAAGTGTAAATTAGATAATGGAAAGATTGTTGATTTAAAAATAAATCAAAATACTGTCAAGTATGCATATGGAAAATCTGATGACTTAGAACTTGTTTTTAGTATTGCTAAAAGTAAAGTCGAATATTATAAACGTGATATTGATAACTCAATGTTAATGCGCCTGCCTTATGGTGGTATTTATTATGAATTTGGCGGAGATGATAAAGGAGCCTTTTTACAAGTTAGGAACAAAAAAGGGCAAACCACTTTTAAATCTTATTGTGCAGATTAAATGAAAGAAGTACATAACTATATGTTTAATCAGCTTGGAGTATCAATGACATGAGAAAGTTGTTTATGTAAATTTTGGCGATGCTTTACTAAACAATTAATTGTCGCATGAAATCATTTAATTATAGGGCGGATGAAAACCGCCCCTACGCAATGCTTGCAATTGTAACAGGAGTACAATGGGAAAATCGGGAAGTCTTTTAAGTTAATAATTTTACCATCATATTTTTTTTGGTACTTTTTCATTGTCGCGCAATATTCTGCTGGTTTATTAAATGTAATTTTGCCTTTGCATAATTCAAGCGAATTGTAGTTTTCTAAGTCTTGAATCATCTTCTTTCTAAAATTTGCAATTCTGAGTTCAATCTCAAGGTCTTTACATAATTCATTTTGTTTATCTAAAGATTGAGGGAAATTGTTATCTTTTGAAAACGCTTTTTTTAAATGAGCGTAAGTAAGATTTGTTTTCCCTGTATAAGTTTTCTTGAGGTTTTTTATTAAAGAGTTTATTTGCTTTTTTGTAAGTTTTTTTGATACTAAGAGCGCGTTTTTAAACTCATCAATTTCTAATTCAGCAGAAGGTGTTAGATTTTTATTTTTAAAGAAACTGAACATTATTATCCTCCTAATTAAAAAATTGATTTTATTTTAAAATCGGCTAAAGCTGTTAAATAATTTATTGACAAACTGGTTTAGGCTTGGCAATATTGAATTAAGAGGTGTCGTAGCCTTATAGTAAGCGGTATCACCCCCGTTAGTGTGATTTTTTTGTGCCTAAAATTTATTGTCTACTAATCCAATTTAGATGATTCCTTTTATGGCCGAGAGGGTGAAGAATACAATACCCGCAAGGGGAATAATTCCAGCCAACTTACAAGGCCTACGAACCTCTCGGCCGCCTATATGGCATTTCGTAAAATTGTAAGGAATCTATCATGAACACTTCTTTTTTAGTCCCTGTCTTTTCTGGCAGTTTTAATACCCAAACCGAACTTCTTTGTAATGCACGTGATTTGCATAAAGCTTTGCAGGTTGGACGCAAGTTTGCAACATGGATCACGGAACGTATAAAAGAATATGGATTTATTGAAAATTAGGACTTTATAGCTATTTCCCAAAATCGGGAAATAGGTTTTGGTAGAGGCAAAAACGATTATCACATCACCTTAAACATGGCTAAAGAACTGGCGATGGTAGAAAAAACTGAGGTAGGTCGTCAGGTACGAAAATATTTTATTCAATGTGAGCGTGAACGATTTATAGGAATGCAGCATAAAGCCATCAGCCACCTAATCAGTAAAGAACAGGCAGATACAATACAACGCGCAGTAGAAGAGCGCAGCCAGCGAACAGGCGAGCCGTATCAGAAAATATATGCCGGTTTGCATACCTATCTGAACATCGACAGTTACAGAGCCATGCCGGTTGAACATTACACCGCTGCGCTGAAATACTTGGAAAGCATACCGAATGCGCCTGATATGTTTAAATCTGCTGTTGTAGAAAACAATGTTTTGCGTACCATCAATGCAGACGGACGCTGGCTGGTAATTGTCAAAAATAACAGAGTTACATATGCAGAGAATATCAACGGTTATAACTGTATCAAGACTGATGTGTTTAAAAAACTGTTGATACAGACAAAGCAGCAGGCAGAGTATCTGATGGAGCTGGCAAAACGCATGAGGGTAATATACGGAGAATGCGACAGCTCAAGGCTAGATCGCCCGATTGAAGAGCTGCATCCTAAGTTTATTATTTGATTGTGTAACAGATTCAAAGCCGGCACAGTTCCGGCTTTTTATACTCTAATTAAAGTGTATGATAGAATAAAAACAATCTTGAGGAATAAATTATGGAAAATATTGAGAAAAATCTTAGTATTATAAAGTCATTAGAGACAGACATTAGTAATAAAATTTCAGCCGGAGCCGATAAGATAGTTCAAGAAACTATGGAAGAAAGGCAGTTGAGAATGAAAACGGTTAATGCAGATAAAGCTTTTAATGCATTATTAAACGATCAAAAAATTTTGGACGTGTTTATTCGTTTGCGTGATAAATGAATTCAATTGCGTATATTACATTAGAAGAAGCTATTGCCAAACATGATGAAATAATTTTGGCAAGTGGAGGATTATTAGGACTTCGTGATGAGGGATTGTTAATTAGTGCATTAACAATGATTGAAAACGATTTGTATTATTCATCATTTTCTTCAAAATTAGTTCATTTAATCTTTTCAATAAATAAAAATCATTGTTTTATAGATGGTAACAAGCGCGCATCAGTTAGCTTAGGAGCTTCATTTCTATTAAATAATGGATGGTCATCTGAGTTTGTAGCATCTTTCATTATCGCGATGGAAGAAGTAGTTGTATGGCTTGCAAATGATGAAATTAATAAAGATGATTTAAGCCTAATAATAGAATGTTTATTTACTAAATTTGTAAATAGCAAAGATTATGTTGATAAAATGGTTCAAGGAATTCTAACTGAGTTTAGAAATTTGGAAGAAATTTTATCTGATATAGATATTAAAAGTATTAATGATATAATGACTAGCCTAAAAAAATCAATGGCATTAATCGAATACATATTAATAAAGATGAAATGATTGAATCAGAAGAATGGATACGTAAGGCACAAAAAGAAATAAAAATATGAGAATTGATATTAAAATTTCTTCAAAATTAATTTATTAGTGTTTTTTGCTTTTATTTTGTAACAAATTCAAGCCAGCCATGCGCTGGCTTTTCTATTGCAGCCTTCGGGCTGCTTTTTTATTGGAGTAAACTATGCTGCCAATCGAAGGTATTCCTAACATACCAAACTTTAAAGGCTTGAATGTTGCCGGTACTAATGCCCTGATCAGTCTGGGCGGGGCAGCATTGATAAATGCCGTATTCGGTAATTACTGGGGTGTATTTAACGAGTATGGAATACCCATTCTGCTGGCTGATAACGTTACCTCTCTTAAGTACAGTAATTCCGCCAAAATAGCACAGGCACCGATAGAAAAAGGCTCATTCGCCTGTTACAACAAAGTCGCCAATCCGTATAAAGCCACTGTACAGCTTACCAAAGGTTCAGGAGGCACTTTAATGCGCGGCGTGTTTCTCGGACAGGTTGAAACACTGGCGGCCAGTACACTGCTGTTTTACATCATTACGCCTGAATATGTTTATACCAATGCCTGTATTGTCGGTTACGACACCGCGCGTGAAGCGTCAGACGGTGCGCAACTGATTAAAGTAAATCTCCATTTAGAAGAAGTGCGCGAAGTGGTAGTGAAATACGATACCGAAGAGGTAAAAAATCCTGATGATGCAAAAGAAAGCGACGGCGGAGAAAAACAGCCAGAAAAACCCGGGGAATCTTTATTATATCAGGCAGTAAACGCTATTAAAGGGTGGTTTAAATGACAACAGTAACCATACCGCTGGATGCTAATCCTAATCAGAATATATCTTTTGTGATTAACGGCAGTCGCTGGCATATCCGGTTGTTTACGCGGCTCGGGCAGCTTTTTGCCAGCATAGAAAACGACAAAGACGGCGTACAGGTACAAAACCGCGTCTGTCTCAACGGAACGCCGATAACCAGAAATCTTGTATTCATAGATACCCATGGCGACGATAACCCGACTTACACCGGCCTGAATGGCCGGTTTGTTTTGGTATATACCGATGAAACGTAAACAGATAAAAGTAACCGTTACCCTGCGGGACAAGGACAAACAGGGTGAGCAGATTGTTTTTACCGGCAACTATAACCAGATCAGTGCAACCGGCTTTCGTGTGATGTGCAACATCATGTTCGGTTACGGCTCAGTAATGCCGGTAGCGCAAATACGAATCTACGGGCTGGCATTAGAGAAAATGGCCAAACTGTTCCGTGTGCACTGGAATACGCTTGACGCACTGATGAACAGGGTAAAAGTTGAAGTCGGAGAAGAGAGTGATCAGCTGATTACTGAATTTGAGGGCAATATTACTTTTGCGACGATGGATTTTTCTGTGGCTCCCGATGTCTGTCTGGTTATTGAATCTCAGGCAGCCATGCTGGAGTACAAAAAACCACAGCCGCCGTATGAAAAAGAAGGTGAGGTGGATATTTCCTATGCAATCAAGGATATCTGCGACAGTATGGGTTATCAGCTTGAGAATAACGGCGTATCTGCAATCACCAAAAACCTGACCTTAAACGGCTCTAATCTGGATAAGCTTAAAACGCTTGAACATGATTTTGAGTTTGATATGTACATTGAGAATAACCTGATTGCGGTTACACCGAAAGGCGGCTCACGCAACATCAAAATTCCGGTCATTACGCCCACCTCAGGACTAATCAGCTATCCGGTACCTGATATACGCGGCGTAACTTTTAAATGCCTGTACGACCCGTTACTACGTTTCGGTGGTATCTGCAAGATACAGGACAGCCAGATTGAAGTATGTAACGGCGAATGGCGCATATACGGCATGCATAAAAGCCTTGAATCCAATCAGCCGGACGGAAACTGGTTTTGTGATATAGCCGCAACATGGAGAGACAGCAAAGATGCAGCAATCAGCAGAATATGAAAATCTGGACAACCTGAATATCAATCATTCACTGGGCGGAGCAGCAGAATTTAACGCGGTTATTTCCAATCTGATATCGCGGGTTCAGACCGTAACCCTTGTCAAAGTGCTGGCGGTTTCAGGTACCGGTGTCAGTCCGGTAGGGGAAGTAAACGTACAGCCGCTGGTGCAGATGCTTGACGGTGCCGGTAATGTCTACTCACCCGGCAGAATATTCAGCGTTCCGTATTTCCGCTTACAGGGCGGCAGCAATGCTGTTATCTTTGATCCGGTCGCGGGTGACATCGGTTTATGTGCATTTGCCTCACGCGATATATCCGCAGTTAAGCGCAATAAAGCCGAATCCGCACCCGGCAGCCGCCGCCAGCATGACTGGAATGACGGGCTGTATATCGGCGAATTTTTAAACGGCACGCCGCAGCAGTACATTAGTTTTTCAGATAGCGGCATAGTGATTCACTCACCGACCAGTATCACGCTGGAGGCACCATCAATCAACATGCAAGCTTCAGCGATAACCACCACGACAGGCAGCTATGCAGTTAATGCTTTGCAGACAGCGCAGTTTACCGGGGGCGGCGGTATCAGTGCCGATGGTGACGTTAAAGCCGGTTCAGTCAGTCTGCAAAATCACACTCACAAAGGTGTGGCTACTGGTGGAGGTAATACAGGGAAGCCCAATTCATGAAAACATTATTTTTAATGCCTGATACATGGGATCTGGTGCTTGATGCTGATGGCAATATTGCTGTCGCTGAAAGTACCTATCAGCAAGCACAGGACATTGCCAGCGCCTGCCGTACCATAAAAGAAGATATGTATTTTAACCAGCAGGAGGGCATACCGTATTTAACGCGCATTCTTGGCAACGGACGCTATCCGCTGGCTTTATACCGCAAACATCTTCATGATGCCGCGCTGAGCGTCCCCGGAGTCGTCACAGCTCAGGCAGAGTTAATGCTTGACGGTGACCGGATTATTCGCGGACAGATTAAATTTACTAACAGCAATCATAAAACGGGGGTAATTGGTTTATGAGCATTCCGCAATTACAGATTACTGATAAGGGGATTATTGCACCGTCTGCAGATGAGGTAATTAGTGGCTTATGGGAGTTGTTCAGAAATGCTTTCGGGCAGGACTTGAATACTGCCATGAACACACCGCAAGGGCAGTTAGTAACTTCTCTGGCTGCCATTATTACCGATGAGTGCAATCAGATGATAACCCTGCTGAATCAGTTCGACCCGCGTTATGCGCAGGGTATCTGGCAGGACGGGCTGGGTTATATTTATTTTATGACTCGCAAGCAGGCTACGCATTCCAGCGTAATGCTGGTGCTGAACGGGCTGGCCGGGGTAACCATTCCTGCCGGTACGGTATTTAACGACGATAACGGTAATAAATGGCAGTTAACTAATGAAGCAACCATTGCCGGAGACGGTAAAGTGAGCGTATATGCGCAGTGCGTATCTGCCGGCAATATCAATGCCGTACCCGATACCATTACCGGTATCCCTAAAGCAATTACCGGCTTGGATCGGGTAACCAACCCATATGCTGCCGTTGCCGGTGTTGAAGAAGAAAGCCGTCTGGATTTTGAGAAACGCCGGCGGGCATCGGTAGCGATTAACAGTAAAAATACCAATGCCTCAACTTATGGCGCAGTGGCTGATTTAGCCGATGTAAAAGATGTGTATGTTATCGACAACCCGACAGATGAGACCATACAGGTTGGTACCACCAATTATCCGGTTATCCGTAACAGTATTCTGGTTTCCGTAGTAGGCGGAGATGATGAAACCATTGCCCGTACCATTTTGAATAAAGCCGGTTCGGGTTGTTCCTTTAATGGCAATACAGAATGCGTGATAGCAGATACAGAAAATTTCCCCGTCAGACCGCCGACATACACCGTAAAATTTCTACGACCGGCTTTTGTGCCGGTTTTTTTTCAGGTTATGGTTGATGATCCTGATTTGTTGTCATATCAGGATAGCGAGGCTGTAAAAGCGGCCATTATTACCGGTTTTACAACCGGAGCCGCAAAGGCGGCCATAGGACAGTCAGTTATTGCTTCTAAATTTATCTGTCCGGTTGCTGCAGCTATTCCTCATTTAAGTATTGTATCGCTGCGGGTGAGTAAGAACGGTAAAAAATGGGCAGACATGCTTGAAATCGGCGTGGATGAATACCCGACAGCCTCAATTTATCAGATTAAAATATCATGAAAAATATTCAAGACACTTTAATGTCACAGTATGCAAACAGTCCGGTTATCTGCAATCTGATTGAAAGCTTGAATGAATGCATAGACCCTGCCAGATCAATTGATGATTTTTACCGGTTGGCTTTCAATGTGAAAACTGCACAGAGTTTCGGGCTGGATATCTGGGGGAGGATTGTGGGCGTGAATCGCAATATCAGTATTCCGCCTGATGATATCAATACTTTCGGCTTTAAAACCAGCCCACAAGCTTTTACGCCGTTTAATAACCGGCCGTTTAGTGCGTCTGGGGCTCGATTTGCTGCTTATAAATTATCGGATGAGCATTTCCGCTTGCTTATTATGATTAAGGCAGCGGCCAATATTCTTCATGCAACGGCCCCGAATATTAATAAATACCTGCGCATGATATTTCCAGAAAAGCGCGTGTATTTTTTAATTACCGGCCACATGAAAGGGCGGTATTTTTTTGAATTCATACCCAATAAATTTGAAAAGCATATTATCTATAACCTGCAATTATTACCGCGCCCGTCTGGCGTTTTAATTGATTATCGTGAATCCCCGCCCGCGGGGATTTTTGGTTTTTCCGGAACAGGTTTTCAACCATTTAACCAAGGAAGTTTCGCATGAGTAAAAATCCAGTATTAATCCCGCAGGCGTTTGCGGCTAACGGCAGTAAAAACAATATTCAAAACACAAGGCAGACTGGGCAAGATCCAGAGGATGCAACATGGAGCGACGGTTTCCCGAACGTAACCATGCAGCCGATAGAATCGGGCGGCTTGCCTCCAAAGGGGATGGACTTTAACGGTATCCTTAACGCTTTATCCGCCACTATTGTACATATGCAGAAAGGCAATCTGTTCTATTTTGATAAAGCCTATTGCGATGCTTTTGGCGGGTATCAGAAAGGTGCGATATTGCTGGCTGATGATGGTACGAAGGTATTTATCTCAGTTGCAGATAAGAACACCAACAACCCTAATCAGAATCCCCAATACTGGGAGGTGATTGCCGGCATAGGGCTTAACGCTGTTACAGCCTCTTTAGTCAAGCAAATCGCAATCCGTATTCAGGACAGCTAAAGAAAGCAATCACTATTCGGATTGATGAAGATAGTATTACCTATTTCAAAAATATGGCTGATGAAACCGGATTACCGTATCAGGTTTTAATGAATATGTATTTAAAAGATTGTGCCGAGAATAAGCGCAAGCTTGATATTAAATGGACTAAGTGAATTTTTGGGAATTGAATAAGCTGCCAGTAGGCAGCTTTTTTTATGGCAAAAAAATACCCTCAACACGGAGGAGTAATTGAGGGCTTTAAACGTATTAAAGGGGAAATAAATTTAATAATACATTAATAAATGTAAATAGTCAATACACAGCAGCCGTTATGACTGCTTTTTTATTTATGAAAGGTTAGATATGTACAAACTAGGCAGTCGTTCTCTAAACAATTTACGTGACGTTGATGTCAATCTGGTTAAGGTCGTTAAGCGAGCTATTGAAATCACTAAGCAGGATTTTGCCGTCATTGAAGGGAAAAGAAGTAAGGAACAGTTTTCCATCAATTACGGTAAAGGACATACAGCTAATGAATGCGTGAAAAAGGGAGTTGATCCGAAATACGCGCGGCCGAACGAGAAAAAAGTGACTTGGGTAAGTAAGCCGCTGGCGAGTAAGCACGCAACAGGGCTCGCAGTGGATATTTATCCATTTCCAATCAATATGAAAGATAACGACCCGAAGAAATTCGCAGCAATTAACGAGGCTATGCAACAGGCTGCTAAAGAACTGAGCGTCAAAATCAACTGGGGCGGCAATATTTATCAAGGTATTGCCATTTAATATGTGCGAACTTTGATGTTCTCCACACTATAAATGACTAGGTTTTCGGCTATTTAGATAAAATAAAATAGCAATTTATGTAATAAAATCTTTTTTCTTTGCTTGCAATTTAAAACATAAATTTATGTTATAACAAAACTGACCACCAAAATATTTTTCCAATAACAGTAATTGCCCCCGAATCAACCTCTTCCTCAGGATATGAGTTAAAGTTATGACTTTGTATCAGAATTTTGTTGCCAGGCCGTCTTTTTAGGATTTTGATACATAATAAACCACCATGATTAATTGCGTATAATTTACCATCTTTGATCTGAGTATGACTGGTATTGATTCCAACAATTGCTCCATCTGGAATAGCTGGTTCCATACTATCATTATCAGCCACAATACATACTAAACATTTTAGATCAATACCTTTTTGATTTAACATCGTTCGTGAAAAGCGCATTTTCATATTATTAAAATTTTGTATATCTGATACAAATCCGTTACCTGCGCTTAAAATATTATCCGTATAAAAAGGAATTTCAACCTCATCATTCCCCAATGGGCATGATTCGTCATATATATATCTGGGTGCTCCTAGATGAAAGGCATTTGATTGATTAATTTTGATTTTATTGTCTTCTTCTTTAGCTAACCAACCTGATGGTAGATTTAAAGTTCGTTCTATATGTAAAGCCAAAGCGTCGCCAACAGTCCTGCGATTAGTTATCCATTGATTAACTTGAGCTGGAGATCTTTTAATTGCCTTTGCAAATTTTACTTGGCTTCCGTTGAATGAATTATTTATTAAATACAATATTTTATCTCGTCTATCCATTTTTAAATCCTAATATTAGAATTGTGAATTATAGTTAATCGTAAAATCTATTGTTTACCTAGAAATTGATCAGATGCGTAACATTTAGAATTAATTAGTTTTTTTGCCAAGTTTATTATGGTTGCTTGGAATGTATACTATAGAGATTTAAATGTCCTTCAAACAAAAAACACCGGTAAACAGCTGTCGGTATTTACATGCAAAAATACTGCGTTAAAACGGCTGAAATCATTTAAATATTGAAAAATAAAATGTTAATTTAAATTATATATCAAAAAAATCTAAAGGTAATGCTTTCCAAAATTTAAAGTGAATTATTAATCGATCTAATTCATCTGGTGTAATATCAAAATCTGTATATGAATAAAGTTTATTATCAGATATTATTTTAATTAGCTCCGATTTCCCTCTTGCAAGTCTTTTAATATAGGTATAACCATCAAATGTTATAAGATAAACTCCGTTATCTTGAAATTTATCTATATCAGTTTTAATGAGTGTTATGGAGCGTTTGGGTATAGTAAGTTCCATTAAATCCCCGTCAGGAGGCATAAGCTGGACACCTTGTAAATTTGTTGTACCCAATAGCTTTATAATCGAATCGCTAGGAATCTCAACTGTCCTAATAAGTACTGGAAATTCTGGAATTATGGTTCCTTGACCGCAAAAAACACTCCTATCATATAATTTCAAGATTATAGAATTGCTATTTACTGTTTCCAATGTGCTTGATTTTTGAGCTAATGAGTCAGTGTCATTTGTCTTATATTTTGGACCTGTTCCATCAGCTAGCCATTGAGCTGAAAATCGTGTCTTCTTTGTTGTTCTACCAAAAGTTTTTTACCAAGCCCTGTATCACCATTAAACCATTGATTAACCAATCCTTTGCTAACCTTAGCAAGATTGGCTAGTTCGATTTGTTTGCTGAGACTACACTCAGCCATTAATTCTATTAAACGATCTCTTAGTGTACTTGGCATTTTATTTGTAATAAATATCCATGGAAAGTTTTATTATAATTTATTCTTAAATAGATCTACGCATTAAGTTAAAACAGACCACCAAAACACCCTACCAATTATATGTATTTCTTCCCGATTGACTTCTTCGTCCTTATATTCTGAAGAATTAAAACTTTGGATCAATAATTTGTTTCCTGGGCGTCTTTTTAAAATATTTATTCGCAGTAATCCATTATGATTTATTGCATATATTTTGCCATCTCGAATATCTTTATCATCTGTATTGATCCCGATAGTACTGCTATCTGGAATAACAGGATACATACTATTGCCATTTGCTGTAACGGACACAACGGATTCTGGATTAATGCCGTGCTTTGCAAAAATAGAACGTGCAAAACAAAGTTTATATATATTGTAATCTTTGATGTATTCTGCAAAATCATTACTTGCCGAAAAACTAATTTCCTTATAAAACGGTACTTCCACTTCAACGTCACCTGAAGGTTTAGAATAGCCCCAGATTTCTAGAGCGCCGAGATATACAGAATTTGATTTTGTATTTTTTTGGTGTTCTTGATCCATCCATCCCTTAGGTTTATTCATGGCTTCTTCTAATTTTGAAGCCATGTTTGATCCGATATTTTTTGCTTTGCCATTTTGGACAGGTGTGCGATTAATGATTTGATATAAGTAACTAGACTGTTTATATCCTGCTCTTTTAGCTAGTTGCGTTACACCCCCAGCTTCTTTGACTAATAGGTTTAAATTTTCAAGTCTAATTTTAGATGTAATTTTCATAATTTATCCTAAATAATTTTCAAAACACAATTCTAGTTGTGACTTTTTATTTTCACTAGTTTTTTATTAAAATTTTATCAATATATTCAAAAGATAAAAGAATCGCTTTTATAGCGGTTTAATTATCAGGAGTTGTCGTGTTTTATTTGCTTTAATAACTAAAAAAGCCCCGGTTAACCGGGGCTTTATAATTAAAAGTAAATCAGTTAACAATATCATTTTTCTTAATATGTCTTGTTAAGAAACGATATAGAATTGGATTAATACAGCATTATAACGATAAGGAATGATCGTAAATAGGATTTACACAAGTGATTCAGCAAATAATTGATTAAAAATTGATATTGCTATAGAAAAGATTCATTTGATCGATTTCTTCAGATTAAGAAAGGGATGAGATAGTTCTGAAGAAAAGAAGCCAATAGTATGAAAATCGTAATAGTTGTAGAGTGACATTTCCTAAGGATAAATTCAGATGATTATTGAAGATTTAAATATAAACTGGAAAGCAGATGGCTTATCAACATATGATTGGCCTGCAATGGATAAAAATGGAAAAATTGCAATAATGGTGAATGAATCTTGGGGGGATTTACCTAAAGCACTATTATCCAATGATAATGCAAAATCATTACTAAACCCTTTTTTTGAACATATCTATGAAGGTCTGGATGAATATAGTCAGTATTCATACAACAAACATGGACAAACAATATTGGATTTATATACAAACAATTATACAAATTTAAAAAAGAGGAAAGATGTTGAAAAGTCAGTAGCAAAGTTATCTAAGCAGAAGGTACTTTTAGATGAGGGACTATCTGCGAAAAAGGGTGTGTTTGTATATTATGGATTTCTTGATTATGAGGAAAATTATTTTTTAGTTGATTATATAGGAAAAATTAAAACCGGGGATTATTATAGATCTTATCTTCCAACAATCTATGCTTCAATCGAAGATTTACCGAAAGAGTTGTGGCCGGTAATCGTCGTGTCTGATACGGTGGATTTTACAAAAGATAGAATATTCGATAATGATAAAATTAGTGAGTATTTTTCTAGAATGTTTAGCTAAAATATAGTTTAATTAAAAGCTCAGCTTATACTGGATTTTAATAGTTTAAAAAATTTGGAAAAATTATTAGTATTTAAAGGAACTGAAAACTTTTAGGAAGTAAAATATTATCGTAAAAAAACATGAGCTAAAGTAGTCAGTAAAAACATTAATTCCTTAAATATTTATAGACTACTAAAAATGGTAGCTGGACAAGGCAAGAATACCCATTAAGTATGTCTGGACGATTCCCAAAAAGGTAAAATAATGGATAAAAGAGAAATTTATATAGAGATGCTTTATTGGGCATTACCTTATATTAGAAATCTTCAAACTCATGGTATGCTTAGAAAAGCTTTGGATAAATCCTGCTATTTAGAAGCTCAACTGGTACATAATTTGCCATTAAAACTTTTGAATTCAGATTTTAATGAATCTGATGTGCATTTTTTAAATTATCAGGCTAAATATTATTTTGAAAATTGTAATAATAGAATATCACCAAACTATAATATACATATTGAATGTATTAAAACATTATTTAAATTAGTTCCCGGTGAATTAAAAGAAATACTTGAATGGAGTGGTCCTTAATTCTTAAAAAAAAATTAAGCATTTAATAAAGCTAATATAAATTCCCTGTTCTTAAATAGGGAATTTTTTTACCATGAGTGATATACAAAAATTTATTTAAATTCCAGTTTTGCTAAAAAATTATTTAGCTAGGCTTTTTTCTTTCAGAGCAAAGCAATATTTTTTAGATATATATTACTCATAATTTTATAAATCTATCTTCTAAAATTATGATGTCTACACGAAATAAGATAAACAGATTCAGCTAATCACAAAAATGGTTATATAAACCAATATGACTAAACATACGAAATTTTCTCCTTATAGAGACTTGGATATAAATTTTATTACTGTGCCTATTTTAGTATTTTGAATTGCAAATAAGAAGCTATGTAGTAGGAATAAGCTAAAGCATATTACTGGTATATGGAAAAAAATAAAATTTAAATAAAAGAAATATAGCTACTTTTGATGTGCCAAAGCTTATTGATAATAGTTGGAATAGAAAATGTTAAAATAAATAATGCTTATTGCCGAAAAGCAATATCTGAATCACTTGAACCAGTTTAAAATAAAAGTTAGGGAAAATCTAAAAATGCAAAAGATAATTATTTAAATAAAAGGATTATGTACATAAATTCGTAGTTAGAAAGAAATAGTTGAAATAGTAAATAAATATACATAAATTATGAATATTCAGGCATGGTGGAACTGAAAATGGTATTCTAAATGGGTATTAATGATAGGATTATAAAATGTTACAAACTGAAGTGACTATAGAATTTATCATATGCGGCCCCAACTTTAATCCAGATAGTGTAAAATTACTAGGAATTTCGCCTACAAAATATACTATCAGGGGAAGTATGAAAAATTGCAAATATAGCCCAGCTATAGAAACCACCTGGTGTTTACAGCATTGTATAAATTCACTAAATGATCTGGATCATCAAGTACGTCAGATAATTGATAGGATTGAAAACAAATTAAATATATTATTAAAATTTAAAGAAGAGAATGATATAGATTTTGTATTCACAATTTATGGCCATGTATATAAGAATGAACAGCGATCAGATATATATTTGAAAAAATACGTTAGATTTCATATCTGATTTAGGTAGTAAATTAACGATAGATATCGAATTTTGGTAAATAGATATACTAATATTTTTCTATAAACTATAATAGAAAGTGAATTAATAATCAAAAAATCCTGGTTTTCAAGCCGGGATTTTTTAAAGTGATTAACTAAAGCAAATGAGTATTCTGATTTATAAAAGAGGGAAATTAATAGGATTGGGCACATTTATAATAACATTAAAAGTAAAATATTTTAATATAAATTGACATTCAAAATTTAGTATCAAATTAATCTAATAAAAACTGAAAATCAATGCGATAATATGAACATATTAGGAAGTATGTATGAAATATACAAAACGTTGGAGATAGTAAAAATGAAAAACTTATTCGAATTTAAAGGAAGGTTGCACGGGGGTACTCATCAACCATTAAATCACCCATCAACAGAGATCTATTTTAAAAAAGAATTTCAAAGCGTGTACGGTGAAGATGTGGATCTTAATCTACCTACATTACATAATCAATCTACATTAGCAGAGATCTTTAAGGGATTTTTTTACCGAATTACAAGAAGAAAAATTCAATCTGATAAAGGAGTTTATATTGATAATACTACATTAGCAGACATTAATGATACTTTAAATTTATTTGTATCTGCGACCGGCTCCCTTTATTTGGAACAATATAAGCAGAAAGGTATTGAATCTTATCAATTAACACTTTACTCACAGAATCAGAAATATATGGTGATGTTTGCATATTCGAATGTAGGAGAAGATGATGAAATCAGAACTTTTTATGATCCGACACGTCCCGATAACATGGTAAATATGCTTGGTAATTTTTGGAATAATAGAATGGTAGTCGAGGATTTTAGTCTGGTTAAAAGAGCTTTTACTGAATTTTATTTAACAGGTGATATTGATCGTGAAATAGTTTCTTAATGATTAAAAAATCGATTAATTGAGTTTTTTAGTTGAAAAATTAACTAAAAAATTAGTATTGAATATTACTAATATAATATCCTCAAATTTCCTCAAAATATATTCAGATACTCCGTTATCAAGAGTCATTAGATTTTAAGGTAAATAAAACAGAGTTAATTAAAACCTAAACCTGAAAAATAGCTGAATCTATATTTAAATCATCAGATAATTAATAATTTGAATATGTAAGTAACCTAGAAATTGAAATACGTGATGCGAACAGTCAGAATTAAAAACCGGATTATCTATTTGTTCTGAATTCATGGAGCAAAACCAGTATCAAACCCATCAGTAAAGTGGGTAAAAATTGAAAAAAAAATTGCCGGAAATGATTTAAAAAAATTCTAAAATTAAGTTAATTGAAATGGTAAAATAATAAATTAGTGATATTTAATAAACATTTTTCATAGAAAATACAGGATTAAAAGATATGCAACAAATTGATGATTTTGGGTTGGGAACAATAGAGTTTGTAAACTATGGTTGTGATTTATTATTACAATTAACAAGTGTCTACCATGAAGGCGCAGAAATGGGAAAAGTTATATGTAAGGATGTTAAGTTTATTTCTTTTTCGAATTTTGATTTAGAAAAGGATGAGGGATTTGGGTGTCGTTATATTCCATCAATGTTTATTAAAAAATTAGACAATATTTGGTTAGAAGAGCCTTATAAAACAGGACGTTCTGTAATTTATACTGATATTGCTGAAGAAAAAATAGCCGCTTATGAAATTAATTTGGAGACTGGGGATTTTGAAGGAAGAATTATTTGTTTAGAAATCATATTGGATATTAAAGATAAATATAAAAATATACTTATTGAAGTGTAAGCTTTAACTTTTATGGACTAAAATTTTTTGGTTTTAAATCATGACTTAATAGTTAATCTAAACATAATTACTCAATCAATAATTTAAAATATACGTTATTGTTATTCAATAGCACGTCAAAAAATGGATGTTATAATAATCCAATTTGATCCACTTAGTTTGACTCTGCAAAGGTTTGCTGTTTAAGCTTTGTGTTAGTGTGTCGATAAAAGCACTTATTATATCGGTATAACTTTAAATGGCAATATTGACTTGAATTAATACTGCATTATGTAGAAAAGGTTTATCAGCAAAGAGTATGTATTGCGGTTGATTTTGTAAGTCAATTGATTAAAGATTGATTTTCCTATAGAAAAGATTTATTTTATCGATTTCTTCAGATTAAGAAAGGGATAAAATGGTTCTGAAGAAAAAAGGTTAGTGGTATAAAAACTGTAATAATTGCTGAGTGAGATATCTTAAGGATAATTTGAGGTAGTTATTGAAGATTTATATATAAACTGAAAAGAGAACTAAATAATGATTAAGTTTACCGAAGCTTTAAAATTGGCAAGAAACCATATATCTAAAATGAATATTTCTTGTGAAATTGTTCATATAGAAAGATTTTCTGAAGGCTGGTATTTTTGTTATCAATCTAGAAACTATTTAGATACAGGCAATTTTTCTGATATATTAGCAGGTAATGCTCCTATTATAGTTGATAAAGATACTGGAGTAGTCATAAATACAGTATCTGCTTATCCTATAGAACAATATATAGAAAAATATATAAATGAGAAAAAATCAAAATCTAAAAAATAAATTCACTAAAATCCTATCTGAAAAATTGACTGAAGTTGTTTAGGAGTTATTTAAAAACCGATATGATAATGACTGTTATTATATATCAGTGAAATTGTAAACAACTGCATATAAATATTGAGTTAGATGGGAAGGATAATCACCATATTCAGAATATCAGATATAGTTATTATTGTGTGCACTAGTTGATCTTGTTAATTTGGTTCTGACTTCCAAATTTGTAGAATACTAAAAATAAGGTAAAAAATCGTTAATTAGAATCTGATAAGGTAGATATAGTCTGGAAAATATTAAAATACAGATACCATAAAGTTGAAAAAAATAATAAAATAAGCTAATTTAGGTAAACTACTAAATATTATTTCATCCTATGATAGAAAAAGAAAATATATTATATAGAGGCTTATGTCTTGCTAAAAATGATTATTTTGCTGCAAAAATTTCCTATACTCGTGTATTTGGAATAAATATTGATTTAAGCATAGTTATTTATAGAAAAGATACGTGGGAATCTTATGAATCTTTTTACTTTAAGGGCTTAGCTTCTGGTGCTGATCAAAAAGAATGGTTTAAAAAAGCTGAAAAAATGGTGATGCAGTTAGATAAGCCTGAAGACTGGAAAAGACCACATCGTTATTGTTTAGCACTTTATGCTAAACAGGTATTAGAAGATGATTTTTTTAGAGAAAATTTATATTTCGACAAAGAAATAAATAGTAAATATATATACAATTATACTATGACTTCGCGTTTAAAGGAAACTGTGTTAATCAAAAAATTAAACCTGTTATCGGAAGAAGAAAAAAAACAGTTATTTATACTGCGCGAATGGGAAAAAAATATATGGGCTTATGAGGATATACATTATGCATTGTTTGGTCGCGAGTATCTTTACAATAATCTGCATGATAAGGAAAAATTTTCAGATTATTATGAAAAATACAATACAGAATTTCAAATCTTCCTTTCAGACTAAAAGCAGTTTATAAAAAGTATTATATATTGATATTGATGAAGGTAATCGAAAGTGTAGTATGTTAGGAAATTGCAATATAACAACCTTTATAAATCAGATTTTCCATCAGGGAAGTAAAAATAAAACCATCTGATTTATCCTGCAAAAGGCTCTTTTATCTAAAAATACCTTTTAAAACACCTTAGTTGTAGCTATAACATTAATAATTATCTAAATAGGATTAGCAATGATTCTGTAATGAATAGGTATGCTCTATAAGCTATGTGATGAGTATAGACAGAATGATGTTATCAACATCCGATAATCGAAATTTAAATGCTATACTATCAAAGCTAAACAGTAACAAAATACAAAGCTAGAAAATTATTAAACGTGATGTATTTGAAAACAGTAAACTGAATACCATAATTGAAACACCAGAAATTTATAGTTTCAGAGACAATAAAATGATATAAACTTAATTATTGTAAATGACTACCGAAATTAAAATGGACAAACAGAGCGATATAGGTTGATCTAATATGATTACCAAAGTGTATAAATATCTAAGGCTAAGTGAGTGTGAATTTCTCAGGATAAGAAATCCAAATGCCAAAATGTTTAATATACAAGAGATTTTATAGCTATAAAATACATTCTGTTATAGGCAGAATACCAGAAATAATGAGATTGGGAAAAATAGTATTACATTAATCAATACAACCATAATGGTGTAGATATATGTGGAAAAATATAAGTAACAAAGAATGCTTTAAACAATACGATGTAGAAAAAGTAGTTGCAGAGTTTATGATTTCAATGCCTATATTACCAAATGGGAAATTGAAAATTAGAATTATTGACTTTGCGGAACAGTTTGATAAATCATTAAAAAGATATTTGGGTAGTACTAATATACTGATTATTAAAAAATATCTTGATCTTGATAATGGAGAAATTTGGAATGGATTGCCAATAGGATCAGTTGAAGACGGGGAAACTATTGAAGAAGCATTGGAAAATACTATTCGAGGTTTTTTCGAGAGAATGAAAGAGTGCAATCTGGAAAGCTTGACTGATGAAGATATAGAATATGATGACTACTGTATAAATATGTAATATTCAAATGAAATAAATTATTATCTTATAAAGATAGGAAATATTGTATGTGGCGCCAAATAAATTTTAAAAATGTAAAAATAGAAAAACTGGTCGGTGAATTTGGTTTTTGGGTGGCTATCGGTTATCCTTTCAATATGATGACGATTAGGATATATGAAAATGCAGAAGGTGAATTCAGGGGGTGCACAAGTCTGGCTTTTAAATTTACAGACACAGGTAAATTTGAAAACAATTTAGGTAACGGAAACAGCCTAGAGGAAACACTCAATAATGTAATAACGAAATTTGACTCGCTTGTAAAAGAAGTGGGTCCGGACAATCTTGAATGTAAACCTGTAGATTGGCATATTTTTTAATGTGAATTAAGAAAAAATCTCTGTGAAAACAGAGATTTTTTTGCTGCTAATTTGCTGAAAAAATTTATACTAATCAGAAAGAAAATTAACCGGGATATTTACCATTGGCATTTTAGTGGTTTATTGATACATAAATTTTATAAAAAATGAAGAAAAGATTTAAAATAACTCGTGATATTTATATAACATCTATTAAACTGTCCTAAAACGAGTTTTTGATATTGAGATGGAGAAAACCGATAAAAGACCATTTGACGGAATTGTAAGGCGATCGAATTTCAGATTGATAAAATGTATCAGTAATGTTAATCAACCTATGTATAATTATGGTTTACCGGCTAAATTTTATGAAAAATACAGAAAATTAGAAATTTAAGAGTCACAAAAAAATAAAGATGAAAAAACAGGAGTAATGTAATGGTGATATCAGATTCTGAAATGGGAACAAAAGCCAAAAAGAAACAAAATGCTGAGGCTATGAAAAGCAATAGAATATCGAAATATGATAAAAATCAAGAAGATTTTGAATTTCAGTATTGGGAGCAATGTCGTCATTTGTCTGAAAAAGAATTAGTTGCTTTACTTAGCCATGATAATTTCAGCTTAAGTTTAGAGGCTGCAAAAGCATTACTGTTAATAGGAGGAAGTAAAGTTATTAAACTTGCTCAAGCAGATAGTTATAATAATAGCTATAAACGCAGAGCGCTGGCTGCTTTTATTTTAGGACAAATCAGGCTAAACACTAAAGAAGAAAAAAATTCTTTGAAAATACTATATGATTTAGCTTTAAATGATCAGTCTGCTATCGTGCGTTCTTACGCGGTATTATCTTTTGGCCAACGATGTAAGGGTATTAAAAATAAAAATTTAGATTCTTTATTAGCCCTTGCTGAAAAGACCATTCTGGATAAATCTTTCAAGGTGAGAGCGAATACTGCCATTGCTTTATCCATGTTTGATTACGAAGTATCAATTCCATTACTGATTAAGCTTTTAAAAGATACTCACAGTGAGGTAAAAAACTGGGCGGCATTTGCAGTGAATGTAAATGGCTATGATACACCGGAAATCCGAAATTGTTTTGTCTTATTATTGAAAGAAAATAATTTTGATGTTCGATATGAGGCAATAACTGGTTTAGCAAAGAGGCTTAATAAAAGTGTTGCTCAGCTTATAATTCAAGAATTAAGTGAAGATAAGATAGATGATAGAATGATAGAACTAATAAGCTACTTAAGAGATGATTCGTTATTACCTGTGCTTTATCAGATAAAAGATAAATTTGGCTTATCCAAAAAATTAAATATGTGTATTGAAAATTTAGAAAAATTAAAAGTCAAAACAAAATTTATATAATAGAAATTCTGCGCAGCTTGAAGAGCAATAGCGGAGAGTAAATTCTCTGAAAATGCAGGTAGTAGAAAATTGAGAACTGATAATGACATAAAAAAGTGGAGGTATGATGATGGTAAGATCAGCATATGATAAAAAAAAGGATGATATTCACTTTGAGTATTGGCAACGATGCAGGTATTTACCTGAAGATAAATTAATAGCTTTGCTTGATCATGATAATTTTAAATTAAGCTTAGAAGCTGCAGCATCATTGCAGTTAAGGGGTGGAAGTAAAATTATCCGGCTTGCTCAAATGGATAGTTTTAGTAATCGTTATAAACGCAGAGCCCTGGCTGCTTTTATTTTAGGACAAATCAAGTTAAACACTAAAGAAGAAAAAATATCTTTGAAAATATTGTATGATTTAGCTTTAAATGATCAATCTGCTATCGTACGCTCTTATGCGGTATCATCTTTTGGTCATCGTTGTTTTGGTCATCGCTGCGAAAAAGCTAAAAAGAAATACGCAGACACTTTATTATCCCTTGCTCAAAGTACCGTACTGGATAAATCTGTCATGGTGAGAGTAAGTACAGCTTTTGCTTTATCCGTATTTAAAAATAGAGCATCAATACCATTACTGATTAAACTTTTAAAAGATACTCATAGTGAAGTAAAAAATTGGGCGGCATTCTCGGTGAATGTAAATAACTATGACACACCGGAGATTCGTAATTGCTTTGTATTATTATTAGATGAAAAAAACTTTGAAGCTCGATTTGAAGCAATAATTGGTTTAGCAAAGAGGCAAGATAAGCGTGTTACTCAGATACTAATTCATGAATTAAGTCAGGAAAGAATATATGATGAAATGGTTGAGGTTACAGCATATCTGGGAGATGTTTCTTTATTACCAACTCTTTATCAAGTAAAAGATAAATTTGGTACATTCAAAGAATTAAACACTTCAATTAAAGTGTTGGAACATTTAAAGTCAAAACTATAGATTTTTGAAATTAGATAAGATAGGTTAATGCTCAATATAATAACAATAAATTAATAAAATATGTAATAAAAAAATAAGATAAATCAATAGAAATGTATTTAGAAGTAGCGAATCGGAAGCAAATAGTTTGATCCTCTGGATACTGATTTTCCGGATATGTATTACTAATATGGTATCTGGCTCTATCAACTACTTTTAATTGTAACTATGCTTGATAAGCAAAGGGAATCAGATAAACTTAGTAGATAAACATAGGTAGTGAGGTCTGAATGAAAAAATATTAAGTAACTAATAATTGATATGTTTAGTAATTTGTAATTATAATAGCTGCAAATTAATCAGGTTAATGTTTATTTCAATAAATTTTAATATAATATGGTAATTTTTTTTATTATTCTCTTTATTTTTTCTATATTGGTTTCTATTTATATAGATAAAAGTCATAAAAAAAAATATTTAGAGAATTTAAAAAATACTAGAAAATATTTGGACGATGAAGAAATTTTGAATTTATATCATGACAGTGAATTCTCTGAAACCAGTATTTTGGAACTATGGCATGAAGTTGCCAATAATTTTGACGTTCCCTCAGGTTATTTGAGACCAGAAGATGAGCTGGCGGATATGGGTATAATAAATTTTACAGAAGATCACCCTAAGCTAGAAGATATAACAGATATTGCAATAGAAAGAATGAAAGCGTTGAATAAACCAATTAATTTACAGGATATTTCAACACTTGATGATTATATAAGAGCATTAGCTGTTAAAAAGTAGATAAATTATTCAATTTAAATATTAGGTAATCTTATTATACTTCTAAATAGAAAATGTCGGATAGAAATCAGCAGAAATTATTTTTTATAAGATTAATGAAATAATTTTGACTTATAATTTCAGGCATTATTAAATGCCAATTTATAAATTAAAAAAACGTTGAAGATTCTAAAAAAATATGATAATAATGTATGGGTAAATAAAATTACGCATTAATTTTACATTAGACTAATATGGAAAGTGGATTAAGAAAAGGTTATTTGGCAAGAAATGATTATTTCATTGTTACTCTTACAGGATTTATATACAGACTAGATACATGGGAATCATATACACATTGTACAGAAATTCTATTTGCAAATTTAGAGAAAAAAGATAACTCTGCTTTCGATATAAAGTTTAAATATTTTTCTGAACTAGCTAAAAAATTTATTTCCCGACTAGATCAACCTGAAGACTGGAAACGACCTTATCGTTATTGTGTGGCTCGATATGCCAGACAGATTTTAAAGGATGATATTTTTAGTGAAACTCTACATTATAATAAAGATATAAATGATAGATATATATATCGCTACACAATGATTTCACGTTTAAAGGAAACTGCATTAATCAAAAGATTAAACCTATTAACATATGAAGAAAAAAAACAGTTGTTTATACTGAAGGATTGGGAAAAAAAAGCATATCGTTATGAGGACATATTTTATGGAGTCTCTTGTCGTTCATGTATCTATATGTTTTTAAATGATAAAGAATTATTTGAAAGAGATTATAAGCGTTATGAAGCAGAGTTCGAGAGATTTAGCAAAGAAATTGAATTGTTTAGATGAATATTATTTAAAATAAGCTGATATTTTATGAATAAAATAGAAAATAAATTTATAGGATTATGTCTGGCAAAAAATAATTATTTTGCAGCTACTATTTGCCGTTTGGAAGAAGTAGAAGGTTATGCTAATGTATATGTAATGGTGAATAGAAAAGATACATGGGAATCTTATAAATCCTTTAGTATTCAAAGTATGTTCTCTGATTTAGAGCGGAAACAATGGTATGAAGCCGCGGAGAAATTTATTGCTCAGTTAGAAAAACCTGAAGACTGGAAAAAACCACATCGATTTTGTTTAGCCCGCTATGCCAGACAAATGATAGTTGATAATATTTTTCATAAAAATTTAGCTTATTTTAGAGAGGTAGATAATATAACCAGATATATATGGCATTATAATATGGACTCCCGTTCACAGGAAGTTATATTGATTAGAAATTTAAATTTATTATCAGCTGAAGAGACAAAGCAGTTATTTATACTTAAAGAGTGGGAGAAGCAGGCGTCTTCCTATCAAGATATAAATAATGCACTTTATGGCCGAAGATATCTGTATAAACGCATATATAATAGAAATAAATTTAAAGATTATTATGAGAAATATAACAATGAATTAAAAAATTTTATTGCTGAAAACAAAGACAATATTATTGGAAAATCTTAAAATTCATTGTATTTAACATAGATGACAATGTATTCGAAATGATTATTAGATATACCTTTATTCTATAAAATATACTTAAAAAGATTATGGTGAAAATTTATAATAAAAATAGATAAGCTTGTCAGAGTCATATCCCGATGATGCTTTTGTAAGCTAAAAAGTAAAAGAAAGCGTGTAAAAATAAAAGCATTGAACAAAATTTTTACTTACTAATTGAGATTAGTAATCCTCAGAATCCATATTGTGAAGATAAAAATAAATATGAATCTATTGGGAGGTAAGGATTAATGATAAATTGTTACTTAGGACATAATTGATGATGTACTTAGTTGACCTGGAGGAAAACTTCATCTGCATATGATGCACTTGAGCAGATTGTTTTGCGTATACTTTGGATTTTTATGATAAAATTTTTGTTCTTATAAAAAAATAGAGGATGTCATAGTGAGCTTAGTCAATTAAAAAATCTTTTAGAGGGTGGAGGGTTAAACCCAAAAAGAAATAAACAGAAAGTAATTAAAATTAAAAATTATAGATTGATGTTGATATATTTACTTATATTTATATATTAGAC